GGCCTTGGGACGATGAGGATTCCCGCCTCTTTGAGATACCCCTAAATGAAAAGGACGCATCTAACTGGTTCTACCGAGCCACTGAACCTGACCCGAATAAACGCCGCTACATCTCCATCTTAGGAGAGCACGCGGCCTACCGTGGCGCTACGTCGCTAGGCATCCCTGCGTGGTATACCACTATCGCACGTCTTATGCCTCTCACCGACTCTGAAACGTTCCTCGAATCCCAGCAAGAGAACGCTATGGCAGCATTCACCCGTGGGGGAACACAATCCTTTAACTACTTCCTCCGTGGCGGAACAAGTGGCCCACTCCTTCACACTGTCCCCGTCCTTCTCACAGGCGCAGAGATAGGGCTTAACGTACAACCAGACCCCGTAGGGGGTGGATTCGAGTTCAAACTCTACTCCCCCGTAGCTGGTGCCCCCTTCGATGACTCCCAACTTCTCCGTCGTTTATGGGCAGCAGCAGAGGGGTTGAACGGGTTCGGTAGTAGCGCCTTATCCGTTCTCGAACTCTCACACGACGACCACCGAAAGCCCGAAAACACCATCACAGCTAATTTCATAAAGATGGTGACAGGGTTAACAGCACCCCACTTCCTACGCCCACAGGAGAACCCCCAAGCTACCCGCCTAAGATTCGTACAAGCTGAGATACAGGCTATTAAGAACGCCAATCGCCCACGTATCGTAGGGGATTTAGTAGACCAACAAGAGATGGAAAGATTAAAAGAGGAGTTGAACGAACTCAACAAGACTAAAGAAAAGACTAAGAGCAAGTAACTACTACCTCCTAGCCCCGATATGCTATAATACCCATAATCACCTAGAAAGGATCGTAATGCACTTAGCTACTTTACTACTTCAACCAGCCCCTCAGGACGTTATTCACATGCAGCAAATAAACCTCATCATAACCATAACGGGCTTTATTATTCTCCTAGTGACTACCTTTGGCGGGTTCTACTATACACAAGGTAAGACGCAGGAAAAGATAAACATACTAGCTGAGCAGTTGAAAGAAGCACATACCAGGATAGATAAACAAGCTATGATGATTACAGAACATGGTAACAACACACGCATTCACATAGACCCTGAGAGGGATGAGCGTAGACTTGTAAGGATAGAGGAGAAGTTGGAGGAGTTGGTGAAATTGTTGATTGCTAAGTTTGGTGAGTAAGCTACGTAGACTTACATGTAAACTTAGTTGACGTTTCGTAGGTGTTATGGGTAGGCGTGATGGGTAGGAAAGAGAAAAAGCTGGTGAGTTTCCCCACCAGCCCTGAACGACAAAGAATGATTCTTGATCTGTTTGAACCAATCGTCTAATTGGTAGTATTATAGCACAAGGAGGGAGGGTGGGTCAAGGTTTGGCTAGATTATCTGCCTTAGTATACTTCTCTAAAAACTCCTCACACGTATCACTGTCTGCGAACTCTACACCCATCCACTCACCAGTCTCTCTACGCTTAAACACATACTGCACATACTCCTTGCTCGTACCTAATACCTTCACGTCTATACGTTTGTTATAGGGGTTTGATGGTTGTATGTACCACTCACTTCCTATAGGTATATATTTGCACGGGGATAAATCATCAGCGACTCTATCTGCTATCATAAGTACACCTACCACCAATAACACGACCCCCACTATCATAAACACATATTCCATAACTACTCCTTTCTCTCTCCTACATTCTACCACTCAAAAATCAATATCCTCAACCCCGCCCACTTCCCTACTCTCTACCTTCTCCCTAGGCGGTTTAGGCAACTTCTCCCACATCACCCCTTTCCTCTCCAACTGTCTCCAATACTTCTTCACCATCCAATAGACCTCTCGCTTATCCACATCACTCCACGCTTCCCACCTCATCCTCGACATATACTGCCCATAGTGCGAGTCCGTTTTATTAAACCCACGCTTATTCTCTTCCGTCGCGCCATCCTCGTCATCCTCGGCTAACAGGCGTAGGGCGTATAGGAGTTCTTGCCCTATATATTGCTTAGGGATGTAGTGAGTTTTCTCGTTACTCTCGTTCTTGTCTTGTTGTTTACCATTCATCTCAATTCTCCTTAATTCTATAATATGCCATACTCAAGTCCATGTTCACATTCTATTCACACTCTATATGCCACTGAGTCTCCCCTCCTATCTTACATAACTCCTTACCACATATCGAACATACAAACTCCTCATATACAGGAAACCCGCAGTGCATTTTTACTCCTATGTTAGTAGGTATGCCACATACTTGACAGTATGTGGTGTAGTTGTATGACTGGCATGGTTCGTCTCGTGACTGGCATGGTTCGTCTCGTGAATCATTCATACAACCCCTAACTCCCTCAAATCCACCTTCTTCATATCTTTATAATTTGGCCCTACCTCTGCCTCTACGTCACACACCAGACCGTCTAATAACTCTACCGGGCGCATCATCTCCCCTACCACTACTCTCACACATTCCTCCCACAACTCTACCTGGCACTCGAACACAAGAGAGTCATGCACGTCTAGTATGTAGTAATACCGCTCTAACGCCCCCGTCTCCTCAAGGCGTATGAGAACGTCCTTCTTTACACTAAACGCACAGTTAGCAGGGAGAAACGCCTTAGCCTTCTCAGCATCCTCACCACCTATTAACTCCCCTCGTTGGTTATAGGTCATCGCGTCGTGGAACCTTCTCATCGCGCCAAACGGACTAATCAAGTACCCCTGCTTATAGGCAAGTCTCGTTATAAACTCCTGGTAGTGGAAGATCGCCGGGAATAGCCTCTTCACCACGTCTATAATCCCCTGTGCGTGCGCCTTTGTAGGGAAGGAGTCGGGGTAGGTTTCGCTCATCTTGTTAGCACCCATGCCGAATCCCACGCCTAGGATAGTAGGCTTAGCTATCTTACTCCTCGTGTATGTATGATTGTTTTTGATCCATGATAACTTCCCCTTCAGTGTCTTATCATCGTAACTAATCCACAAATCCAACTCTTTTAGGTGTTCTATCGTCTCTTCTCGTAACTCATCCGTCAGCACCACACTCCCTCTATCCCCATCTACATACACCATCTTATGTATCTTATCTCTCAAGATGTACGATGCCACATAGTCGTGTACCCCAAGACGCGATAGCCTCATATACTCAGGACAATCAGCGAGGTAGCCTAACATGAGAGCGTGATACCCTGTGAAGTCACAGTTCACCAATACCCGTCCCTCTCGCGCCCTAATACATCGCTTGAACTCGTCTGCATCTTCTGTATCACGAGGGATAACCTGTACATTAGGATTCCTAGAACTAAGCTGACCAGTGGCAGGCATAAAAGTAAAAGTAGAGTGAAGCCTGCCATCCTTACCGTTCGGCATATACCCTTCTGCATACGTACTCCTTAGCTTCCCTTTCTCCCTGAGCGTACGAATGAGAGAAAATATCGGGTCGTTTGTTTCCTTGTCTAACCTCGCAAGTTCGTCATCATCTAAGCTCTCCTTCTTCTCCTTGCCCTTTGCCGTCTTCTTAGTCTTCTCTCTTATATCATACCCACATGCCTTGACGTATTCTGTGAGTTGCTGAACACTAGCTGGGTTGAACGGATAGACCTTATGTATCCACCCTATATTCCCTTCATCCACAAACCACTCATACTTACTCCCATCCTCTAACCTAGGCCACGTCTCGATCATCTCCCTAAACCAGTCCTCGTATTCCCATATAAGCACAGGGTACTTAGCATCGCCATTAGTAGTAAACTCCTTCTTCAACCTTGTCTCACTCGTTGTCCCATTCTTATGCTTAGTCACCTTAACCTTCCCACTCATCTCCTTTAACTTCTCTGCTATACAATCAGGTAGCTCCTTACACACTACACGCTTTGTAAACTCCCTACCTAGCTCACTCCCTCTAAAAGTGACGTGCTCACTAATATCCTCCCTCGTCAACTCCTCATACGCCATCAACCTATACTTGAACTCCTCCAATGCTTCTACGTCTATTGGTAGCCCCCTCCTTGTCATATCATCCACTATCCCACTAAGCCTAAAGACGTGATTAAACCAGCCCCCAGTAGTCACGTTATCCATATCTCTACGTATCCTACGTGGGACATCAGGGGAGAGGGTAGTAGAGGAGAGGGGGTTGAGTTTAATGGAGGATTGTGAGGAGTGCGAGGATTGTTTGTGGAATTTTATTTTAATCATATTAACGAGGTGTTACGGCCTTTAGTATAGCCACTAATAGAATAATAACAGCAGCGCCGATACAGCTAACCAGCCCCACCATACCTAATGCTATAGTAATAAGATTGGTTATTAGCTTATCTATCTGTGCCAAGTTCTCGTTCAATGTATTAAATTCATCTGGTGTCATAATATGTAAACCTAGTTGACGTTTTCCTTATAGCCCCATAATCCCCAGTTCCTTGCACCTCTTTAACAAGGGTTCATAAATCCACCACAACGAGTCCACGTCCACAGCCCCGTAAAACTCAGGGTGCTCACTTGAATAATGTTTCCAAGGGAACGGGAAGGAGAAGAACGACGCGCTATATTGCAACCCCGCAGGTAAATCCCCCTGATACCAGTGCCATAGAGTCATCAAGTCCCAGTCCTCCCCTTCTATCCTCACATCTGCACGGTTGAGAATGGGTTTATCAAACCTCCACCCGTTCCACGATAGCTTACGGTTAGGCCCACCCATTAGCCTACGTATATCGGGAATATACTCGTCACTCCACGGTACCACTACCCCGCGCCTTTTCCCTTGAGAGAACTGAAACTGTGTGATCTTATCCACACTACTATCTATCTCCTCTTCGTCCTCTGTCTTAATACTTTCACTTGTTTCAATATCGTAGGCCACTAGGGTATCTACACGAGAGAGGGCGTCACTAACAAGGTGACTGAACTCCAAAGGACTAGGATTAAGAATATAATCGTTGGTGTATTCCTCGAATGGATCAATAACATATCTCTCCCCACGTACGGCGCGTCCTTGTGCCACATCAAGTGCGAGTTTTATATCCTCACCTAACACGCCAAGTAGTTCCTTATTCCCTCGTGCTATGAAGGATGGGTGATAGGACGGCACAACAGGGAGTTGATACCTCTGACTCCAAAGTACATACCCCCTTAGTATACTCACCGTCTTTTTCTTTCCTACCATCCCAGTTAGGTACTTCAACGCTAATCCACCTAGTGCTATTAGACAATTAGGCTTGTATTTCTCTACTTCTTTATCTAGGTATTGGGAGCAATGAGTAATAGCTACTATTTCATAGGGCATTTTCTCTAGTAAGTTATTGGGGGGTTGGCAGCGACATAAATTAGTAATGCTAAGGTCACGTCTTGATACTCGCTGGTTAGCAAGAGCGCGTTCTAATACACTACCTGCTTGAGCATAAGGGCGAAAGGGTAGTCCATCCCTCTTCTCATTATCCCCACTTGCTTCTCCTACTATCATAGCACGTAGAGAGCCTGTACCCTCGACTGCTGTAAAACCATTTGTATATTTATCAAGTGGGCAACCTTGACAGGTACTAGGATGAGGATTCAGTGCCATATAGTAATTGTATGCTATTTGCTACTTCAGTGTTTGATTGTGCTAATGCTATACCTGTTAGGATTATTACTCTAGCTGTTTTGGATTCAGGTAACGTTTGGCCTACATGCTTCTTATAGAATTTTAGTGCAGTTTTATATTTGTGGGTTTACCTCACCACAATCTAAACACATCACATTCCTCCCATAGTTCCTCAATGTATTATGAGTACAGCCAGAGCAAGAATGTGTATAGGTAACAGTAGGAAGTACGATAGAAGAGTCACTATGTAACTCCTTCATGCCATACCACAAGTTCTCCAACATCTGCGCTGTCCATTCATTAGGATTGAGATTGAACTCCTCGGTTAAGTCTGAGATGACAGCACGTATACGGTTAGCTAGTTCTTGTTTAGTCATAACCCCACCTCCTTCACTCCCCACTACTCCCAAAACCCCTACCCCCCCTATTACTTCCACTCAACGCATCCCCCTCTCCCACCTCCGCGACCTCACACCTACTCGCTCTCTCAAGTATCAATTGCGCTATCTTCATCCCATCCCTTACCTCTACCCACTCCTTCCCACAGTTCACCAACACCACCATCACTTCCCCACGATAACTGGGGTCAATCACCCCCCCAAGTACCTGCACCCCCTTACTCCCTAGTCCACTACGAGGGGCAACACGCCCATAAAACCCTTCTGGTATCTCCACACATATTCCAGTACGTACTCTTACTGGTTGGTTCTCTAGTAACGCTAGACCCCACGTATCTACTGCATACAAGTCCAATCCTATGTCTCCCTCATTCGCGTACGCTGGGAGTTTCGCTTGAGAGTGAATACGCTTTACCTTAAGCGTTGGGAGTGGTGCTTCCTTACTACCCTCTACCCCTTTCCACGTCTCGTTAAGCGCCGCTACTCTAGCTTTCTCCTCAGGACTAATCTCCTTTGCCCTCTCCCAGTTCTCCTTCACCATCTCTACTCTCTCCTCACTACTCGCTAATACTACTCTTGGTGGTTTATTTCCTTGTGCCATAAATTTATCCTTTCCTTTTGTTGTATGTTATATGTCAGACTCAAGTTTACAATTTATACTTACTACGCGAACCTTAACACACGGGGGTCACACTTCACCCTCTCAGCTAACAACTTCGGTGTCCCCTTAATCTTAATCCCCTCCAAATTCTTAGCCCTACTAAGCGCCACATATACCATCCCAGGACTTGTGAAGAAGTTATGCCCAATGTCCACCTGTATCTTCTCAAGACTCAAGCCTTGCGTATTATGAGTGACTATTCCGTTAGCTACGAATACGTGCTCATCCTCCACTGATATATCTATCATAGGAATGTCTATGCCAAGATCAGTTACGCTCTTGACGTTATCCCAGTCACCTCGTCTAAATAAGATACGGTTGGGATTTAGTTGCTCTAGCTTCTCCTTCTTATAAGGGCGTGAGAAGCCTACATAAGTCTTGAACGCATCCAACCCCTCTGCGTTAACCCTAATCTGGTAGTAGGGGTTAACGTCTCCTTGATACTCACTGCGTCTAGTTGGTATGCCTAATGACTCTAGTAATATCTGTACTTGAAGTGATAGACGCTTAGAGGATGTAGCGTATAGCACGTACGATCTACCCACGCTTCCATCAGTATCAAACAAGCCACGAAGAAATGCACATACCCAGGACTTCTTCATAGTAACAGCAAAGGGTACTTCCTTATCTAGTCCTGTTACGTGCTTCAACCCTAACCCTTCCAACCATTCTCTAAATGGTAGAGAGGTGGAATGTAACCCTCTATTGTCACCACGTATAGATACCTTTCTACCTAAGTCTCCGAATATACGTACTACTTCTGCCTGTAGAAATGGGTCTATTGTAGCTATATGAAGCTGCCCCTCTTTCTTATCGGAGTAGTTACCATCACCTACTATTACCCCCAACAACCAAGCTATATCGTCTGTGATATTAGGTACGCTAGGGTGTGAGTTATGGATGAGGTTGTTCATACCAAACTGTCCTATACGAACCTTTACTCCTTGAGGTAGTTCCTTAGTAGGTATAAACCCTTCTGGCGTAAGTAATGGGTGTTCCCCACTACAGATAAGTTCAAATCCTGAATAGGTAGTTACGCGATATGCACGACGTAGGGTGTTAGTCTTGTCATACGCATTCTCCATTCCTCCTATTCCTGTCTGTACCTTATCTCCATTAACTAACTCACTAATAGGAATAAGCCCACGAGTGGTTAGCACAAGGGTTTCAGGGGCTACACACTTATGCACACTACTCGCATACGCCAACCTTAATGGCGTGAACAACACCTGCCCCTTCACATACTTCTTATTCATCGTATTGAGGTAAGGCTTCTCGTTCTCCCTATACTCCGGTTTCCCTTCCTTCCCCAACCGATCCAACGACTTCTCACTACATCCATACCAACTCTCTACCCACTCACTCACAATATCCTCCCTTACTACTTGCCCCACTTTCACCCTAGACCCGTTCCTCGCCAGCTTCACCGTTGCTACCTTCTCCTCATCATCCCACGCCTCAAGCCAACCACAATCCCCGTTGGCGTATGAGAACCGAGGGGAGTCATTAGCTAGGATCATTACGTAACTTCCTATCTTCAAGTTAAGTTCGTAGGGGATATTGTTCTTCCACTCGGTACTCTCCTTCCCCCCTACATACCACCTCTTACTCCCTATCTTCACCTTCTCCCCATCCACATTCATAAGAGCTACGTCGTTGAAGTTATCTACTAACCTATTCACTGGGAATATGGTAGTGCCATCAAACTTGCTATCTAAGTTATCACTAAACTCTACCCCCGCCTCTATCAAACACCTTACTCCCTCTTCCCCACGCCCCACGCGTATATGATTCAACGCGTCTAATAATAGCGGGTTACTCTGTCTCCACACCTTTGTTAACTTCACTGTGTTAGGCTCGAATAATTCCTCCCACGAATCTCCTTCAAACGCAAACTTCCCACTCATCGGGTCTTTATTATCCTTCACAGGAGGGAGTTGGAGGAAGTCACCAGTCAACCCCAACACAAAAGGCTTCTTCCCCTCAGCATCACGATATTTGTTCATCTCCTTTACGGCTAGTATGATAGTCTCTAGTGCATCAGCCTCGAACATACTTACCTCGTCAAGTATGATCCCTCCTATCTTACTCCCAATACGTTCGAGATTACGTAGTAACTTCCCTCGAATATACGCGTCTTTGAGGGATTGTGTGTTGTAGAATCCAAGGCGTGAGTGAATCGTCGTCGTGCCTATATTCACCGCCGCTATCCCCGTAGAGGCTAGTAGTTCCACATCTGCCCCCCCTTCTATCCACTTATTTAAGAGGTAGGACTTACCACTCCCAGCCACACCCGTCAAAAAAGGCGTGTTCATATTGTTAAGCCGTGAGATCGCACCGTAAGTAGTAATGTTCCCCTCATCATCGTACTCTCTCGTATCTTCCCCACTCCCATCACACACGTACGTCGCAGGAGCTACCTCACTAACCCCTACTCGCGGCGTAAACCCTCCACCTATATGCTCATACACATCAAAGGGCTTATCTACGTCTGGTGAAAACCCCCCCTTAATAATCTCCTCCAATTCCTCAGTAGTAACAGGATTGGTAGCCACTGGTGGGTTCTCCTCCAACTCCTTCTCCAACCCACGAATAATCGCCGCATCTTTGGCATCTAGTTCCAACTCCCCTATTGTCTTCTTACTTAACCTAATAGTCCCACCACCTCCCACGCTATCACTATCGAAACCATAATCATTCATGTCGCTCATATTCTTGTCCTCTCTATGTTATAAGTTAAATGTAAACTAGGTTGACACTCCATACCTCACGAAGCTTCACGAGCATCAACCTAGTCCTATTCCCCCTAATACTTCCCCCTAATACTTCATGAGTAGATCACTCTCACTAATCTTACTTGCTAGATTGATGAGGAGATATACATCGTTTGTATTATAGAGGGAGGGTTCAGGAGCACGATCCCTGGTAAACTCCTTGCCAAGAAACCTAATACACACTGCTAATGCACTACGAATGGCGCGGCCCTGTTCAGTTTGTGTCTGCCCTTCTCGGTAGTTTAGACACGTCACAGCCGCCTCTATTAACTCCTCAGTAGGCGTAAAGGGGTCATCATCTGGTGGCGTGGTAGCCAGAAGTGGAGTATCCTTTACAGAGGGTTCAGGTGGTTTCGTATCTTCAGGTGGTTTCGTATCTTCAGGGTCATTCTTAACTGTAATACTATTCTTAGCCATTTATTTCCTCACTTTCATTTTCACTTTCATTTTCACTTTCACTTTCACTTTCACTTTCACTTTTACGTTAGTTAGTTAAAGAAGCAAGGAGTAGGGTGTTGTCAACGCTTTTCGCCACTCTCACCCCTTGCACGAGTGTCACGTACAGGAATCTCACAACCTATACGTGAGAAAACTATCCACTAGCAATAACGTCAATATGGTCTTTTTTCTACTTCATACTTTTTGTCTCTGATCTATTTCTTACAAAAGACGAGACTAGAAGTTCCTTTCTAATTGATATAACTCCCTTAGGAGAAGCGTTTTTCCTGAGACGACTTCCCTCAGTTTATTACTCGTCACTCCCACCATCCTTCAACTTCTCCCTCTCAACCTCATCTCCCTCTCCTTCATCCTCTTAAGCACACTCTCCCTACCCCCACCCTTTCCCCCTAATCTCTCAATCAAACTCCTCATATACCAATTTTGCTTACTCGTAAAGTAGCACGTATCTCCATACTTCTCCCACTTCTCTACTACATCCTTCACAAACCCCCTGTCTCTATCCTCTAACCTATCATCCCCACGTTCAAGTGCATCACATAAGAAACCTACTCTATCTCTCAAGTTTATAAGCACCCTTTCCTTACCCCCATCATGTCTCTTACTTCCTGCTTGTTTATTCCTAACGGTAGCCTTCTCTCTTTTCTTCTTATACTTATTGTTTATTATTGCTCTAGCTAAATGAGGCGCTAATTCTCCGATTGCTCTATATGCTTTATCGTTGTCAGTATAATTAGGCATTCCTTCCCCTCGTTTTTTACAAGGGGGCTAGTCCTTCTCTCTCCCTCTTCTCTTTACCCTTAATAGACTAGCCCCCTCCTCTTTGGCGTGAATGGTTGTTATTACGCTGCCGTCGCTTCTCCCTTCCCTTTAGGCGTAGGTTTCGCTGCCGCCTTCAACTCCTTCGCCTTCTCCTCCAATTTCTTCGCCTCCGCCATTCTCTTCTCCCGTGCCTCACGCTCCTTTTTCTTCGCAGCTTCTATCTTCTCCTGCTCCCGTTTTTTCGCCGCTAACTCCTTTTCCTTCTGCGCTTTCTTCGCCGCTAACTCCTTCTCCTTCTTCGCCTTCTCCTCGGCACGTTTCTTCTCCGCTTCTATCTTCTCCTTCTCTTTCGCCTTCGCCTCTGCCTCTTTCGCCTTTCTATCCTCCTCTTCCCTCTCCGCTACTGCTTCAGGTTCCACTAGATAGAGGAACGGATATTTCTCAACTATCTCCGCTCTCTCCTCCTTTGTCCCCACCTTACCCGCTAAGAACTTGAGAAGTGGCCGATACGCCTTACCCGTGTCTGGCGCTTCGATAAGGAAATTCAACTCGCTCTTACTCAACGGGCGGAATCCCGGTATACTCTCCACCCCATCTCCTTGCTTCCCACCTTCCTTCGTCCCCGTGCTTCCACTCGTCACTCTATCACTCCCCGCCGCCGCCGCCTTTTCAAGTAAGTCGTTCAGCTTCTTGTCCTGCTTCTCGTGATTCGGCGTACCGTCCTTATTCTCAGTCGCCTTTACTATGTCAATAGCCTTTGTACTACTGATCTTCTCATCCCGAATAGCCTGCACAAGCGTCGAACTACACCCAGTTAACTTGATGTAATCGGCGTACAACTGGCGACTACCAATATTAAACACCTCCATCACCCGCTTAGCTGAACCGTGCGGGAGTTTCCCTGTTTCTCCATCACGTAAGAGTTCAAGGTAGTCCCGAATCTCGAACGCTACGTCAATCGGCGCTACCTGTTCTCTATCCGCATTCTCACTAATCTTCAACTCAGCCATTCCCAAGTAGTCAGTCGGCGGGATGTGGTAAACCTTAGCTACAAGACTGTCCAACACTCCCTCTGCCGCCTTCGTCCGTCGTCTCCCCGCCGCCACCAGATATGTTCCCTCTTCCGGCCCTGGCACAACGACTATATTTTGTAACTGTCCCTGCACCCGTAACTTCTCCGCGAGGTCAGCGTTACGTGGCTCTTTCACGCGACGATCCCACAGTGGGTGAGACGGGTCTTCCACAAGGATGAGTTGATCTAGTGGTATATCCAATATTTCTGTTTGATATTTGCCTGCTAGTTTTTCAATTTCCATAATCTTACCTTTCCTTTTACCTTTCCTAATGTTTGTTACTATTCCCTTACTTGAATTGTAGGAGATACAACGTATCATTTGTATCTCCTACGTTAATGATCTTCGCTATAGGGAGATGGGAGGGGGAGATACGATATAGGAGAGGAACTATTTCCCCTTACCCTTCGCCTCTCCTCCCTCAGTAACAGGCTTGAAGTCCAGCACTACATTTCTCACGCTACTCTTCGCCGTTACCTTAATCTCCTTCACCACCTCACCTCCATCATCATCCTCCACCGTTACTCTAATCTTCATAGGCTTCTCCCACGACATCTTAGGCACGAGTTTCCCATCCTTCTCCTCCTTAGGCCAGTCACCACTACTCGTTCCCGTAATCCTCGCAGGCCCACCTTCAACAATCGCGTCATCGGTAATATTAACCGTCTGATCCCCAATCTTCGTATAGAACGTAGCCTCGTAATCCACCGACACCCTACAAATAGCCCCGCTCCCACCAATGGTACGCTCTAAAGCCATACATTGATCCTTGTGAGTAACGCCCTTACTCTCATCACTCGCAACCACCTTACCCCCCAATGCCTTCACAATTCCCATCACCTTACTAGCACCATTCTTAAACAACATGGTAGAGACGTACCCCGAATCCAACTTCTTCGTATTCTCCTCACCCTCAATCACCTCACCACGAAGGAACGTAAACGCCCATCGCTTCTCTCCATTATCCGTCTTCTTTCTCCCCTCTCCCCAATGCTTCTTCGGTTGTTCCTCACGAAACTTCCACCGAGTAAGATACACACCAGGAGGAACGAGAGGTGGTGCTGGTGGGATAAACGCATTGGCCTCAGGGTCAGCCTTAGCCTCGTCCTCGTTCACAAAATTCTCTAAGTTATCAAGATCAAGAAATTTTTCTTCTGCCATAATGTTACCTATTGTTACCTTTCAATTGTGCCCCCCGTTATAGTAGAGGCGGTTGTTGTTAGATGTGCCCCGTGACTAGGGCGAATTAGCGAAGTGTGTCAACTAAGTTTACGTATCACCCCCTTTGTAATACTTCCTTATAATCCACTTTGTACACAGGATGCTAGCTTCATAGATGATAATAGCTACTAACAAAATTAGTAGACTACTAACGAATGCCCTCACTTCTCACCCCCTTTCCCCCTCAACCTCTTCACCTTCTGCCTCATCCCCTCCACCCCGCTCCTCCCATACTTATCCTGATGCTCCAAGTAATCCTTAATACTCTTCCCCGCGAACTCCCCATGTTGATAGTACCCTTCCTTGTACATGTCGAACCACGTCCTCAACGCCTCTCCGTCTAATCGTGGCTTAGCAAACCAGTTAACATTAGGCGTCTCGGTGGGGTGTGGGGTGAAGTACATACGAAACTCTAACTTCTCCTGCGGCGTACCCTCTCCACTAACGTGCGAGGTAAGGTGAAATATTTCGCCCACAGCAGCGGGCGTATCCTTAATCAACGCCTTCCCTGCCGTAGCTGGGCCATAGATCGTAGCCCCTTCCTGATCCTCGCCCCTACTCTCTCTCGCTGTTATCAACCCTCGTGGTACTGGTAGGTTCGATAGGTCAGTAAACGTCTGTCTCGCTATGAACTGTGCTATAGTATAGTTCCCCCTCGTATAATTCGCAATCGTCTCGCCGTATGTCTTGAACCTCATCCCCCCGTCCTTCGGATCACCTGTTAAGTGCTTCCCTGTCCTCGACACTTCCTGCATGACTAAGTTACATAGCGACGTGATACTATCCACCACGTACGCCCCCACCTCTTCCTCATCCTCATGAGAAAAGGGTAGCCATATAATCTCCCCTCCTCGTTCCCTCGGCCACAACCCCCTCATCAGCTTACTCGCCATCGCCATCGCACTCTCCCCCTGCCCTACATATACCACGTCTATCAACCCGGCTTCCCGTGCATTCTCAACCGCCACCGCTCCCCCTTCATCGCACGATATGTACCTAGTAATCTTCCCATACCTTTCTAGAATATAATCACAAAACTGTAACGCCTCCCACGTCTTCAACGCACCACTAGGCCCATATAACATACTCCAATGCGCTTTCGAGTTACGTGGGATGTAGAGTTGCTTCTTCCCTACCCCCTCTCCCTCACTCGTTGTCTCTGTGGTAGTCTCGCCACCTCCTGTTACTTCCAACTTTAAATCATCGGCTGACAGTTTAATTGCCAAAGCTGCCTCCTTTCAAACCTAGCTTGTTTTGTGTTTTAGGTGAGGTGCTTAATGTTCTTTCTACACTCCAACCTGCTTTTATTCTATTGTGAATTATGTAGTCGGGTAGAGTTAATTCCTCTGCCCAAGCTGCCATACATTGAGTCTTGTTGTTAAAGGTAAGCAAAGTATTGTTACTACGATTCCTAGCCTGCTCCTGCTTAGTAGCCCATCTACAGTTTTCCTTACTATAATCTTTGGTAGTGTCTCTTCTATCCAAGGTATGATTTATAGAAGGTCTATCTCCCATATCTATGTGGAAATTAGCAAACTTATGCCACCTCTTACATACTCTAATACCTTTGGCCCCATAATAAGGGTAAGAGGTAGAATTTGGGTTGTAACATCTCATCATCATAGTATTCCAGCTACAATACTCTATAGTTCTACTCTTACCGTGAGTAGTAGCCGCTTGCCTCTTATTACTAATTGCCATCTCTCTTAACTCCTTTCATATTATCAATGTCATCTAACATAAAACTCCTTGGAGTGGGGAGGATAGGCGTGGGGAGGATAAGTGGCGGCTTCTGTGCTTTTGATGTTTGAGAAGTGTCAACTAAGTTTACACCTCCCTCTCCCCCCTCTCCACTATCATCATCCTCACTAAACTGTATCTCCGCAATATTTCCACTCTCGTCCGTCTCCACAATAGGGTTATTTCCTCTCATCACGCTCAAGAGGGAATGTCCACTTATCTGCGCTGCTGATAGCCCACCGTACTCACTTCTACACTCCTCGTCGCTAGGGTCTGAGGTATAGTGAACGATGATAATAGGCACGCCCATCTCTCGCATAAGGGAGAGAGTAGGGTGGGCACCTATACGTGAGTCGTCTAGGGGGATGTCCTCTAGGGTTATTGTTACTTTTGGCATACTAATCCCACTCCTCCTCATTAGCTACTTTTTGTGCCATAAACACCACCACAGCCCTCTCCTCCTTACTCAACCTAGCCCACTGATTCACCACCTGATAAGGTACGTAATTGCGCCAGTCGTGCACCATACCAGCATTATCAAATTCAGGGTTGTCTAGGTCTACGTTTGGGGGAGGGTTACGAATAGTATTTAGTTCGTGCTCTATTACCTCTTCAGGCGTCATTTTGATTATATTCATATCTTACTCCTCCTTCTTGGTTTAGTTAAAGCATCTTCTATTGACCAACCTAAACGTAGGCGATCTCTTATTATACTCACAGTTAAGTTAACCTCCTTTGCCCACTCGCTTATATGTTTAGTTTCTCCTTTATACTTTAAATAGGTAGCATTATCTTTATTGAGATGTCCCTTGCCATTATCAAAGTTAAATACATCTTCCAACACCCAGCCTGCATCTATACGCCTAGATATGGTATAAGATGGTATACCTGTTTCCTCTGCCCAAGCTGTTATAGATTGAGTCTTATTCCTATATGTCACTAGCCTCTTACTAGGCCTAACAGGAATAGTTAGTGCCTTAGCTACAGACATTTTCTTCAGTCTGCTATGTATTACAGCAGCACTTACCCCCAACTCCTCTGCCCAAGCTGCTACACATTGAGTCTTACCCTTGAATTTGAGTATTCTATTTGTAGATGTATTCCTAGCCTGCTCTATCTTAGTAGCCCACCTAACATTCTCCTTATAGTACCCTTTGTTGTTATCTACCCTATCAAGTGAGTGCTTAGGAGAAGGAGGATCACCTACGTCTTTGTAAAATGTATTAAAATCTAACCACTCCTCACATAGCATGCCTTTATATCTTTGATAGGCTTCGTGGTTAGGATTAAGGCAGCGTCTCTTTAGCCCTTCCCATATATGGTATATCCTGCTATTACTTAGACCGTGCTTCATTACTCTCTCCTGATTATCTGTACTAACTCAGCTTCCGCCTCATGATGGGGGATTCGAGGTTTGAATTCAAACTCAAGCATATTATCACGATAAGTAGAAGAGTTCCAGTCCTGATTAAAAAATACGCATTTGCTTGGGTAACTACAGCTATGCTCATACTGCGGGAATACTCGGTCTAAATATTTCTCTAGCTCACTTATACTCTTACCTTTGTATTGGTAAGGCTTAAAGGCATCTATTCCTATATTGGTATAGAGGTTATATTTCTGCCTCGCCCAACTCCTCAACCTCCCCTGATCCCTCCTGAACGGTGGCGCGTTCACAATAAACTCATCCAGCGCACATCCACCATCCTCCCCCACATCACTCTTCACCGCGTTAACGAACGCCTCCACTGTCACGCCCTCAAGTTCCCATATATTCGTCCTCTTATACTTCGGCCCTAACTTCCCACTCGAACCATCTGGCTTCGTATAGTTATAGTTCATAGCAAACTCCATCCCCCCATTCGCGTCCCTCTTCACATACGGGCGAATGAGGGAACACGACTGCTCCTTCACCCCTGTCTGATTGTTCTTCCTCCTCTCCCCCTTTATGAGAAAGATCATCTGCACCCCGGCGATTTGCCAGCACGCGTCCTTGCCTAACTTATTATACCTATCCTTAAACCATCCAGGGATACTATGATACTCACTATCTTCAGGAATAGTATTTTGCCACTCTCTGAAGTAACACGCACATAACTCTGCCCACCACCTCAATCTCTCCTGCACACTACACACCTCACTCATCCCCTGCATGTCACTCTCCCCCGCACTGATCTTCCTCCCCTCCCACTCCGCTGCCGTCTTCCACGATAGTACGAACAAGTCACCTGTTAGTCGCTGCTCAAGGAGTCCATCAAGTCTCGCCATCCAACCTATCTCATCCCCTCCTTCCCCACTATGCCACCCCACATCCTTTGGTATCTGCGCCATCTCCCCTAAACTCTCCAACTCCTCCCTCTCCACCTCCCTCACTTCATATTCCTCCAACAACCACGCCAACCCCTTATCACTCACATAATAGGCCCTCAGTAGCGCCTCCACTAACGCCATCTGCTCCTTCACCGTGTAATCAACCCAATAATCCCCACCTCTCGCCACCTCACTCCCACCATCCACATCAGGGAGAAAGGAGTAGTCCTGCCCGTCATTCGCGCCTTGATTAGCGCCTGAAGTGTCAACTAAGTTTACATCCTCTTGTTTGGGGGAGAGTCCTATCTCCTCAAGATCAAACTGGCTCTTCCCCACTTCCTCAACAAAACGTGCAAGTGCCTTCTCCACACATATACCTATAGGCTCGCCCTTGAGCATGTGTTCCAACCCCTCATGCACACACGTACCTACTAACAGAGGCCACGATATGTACTCACTACTTACACCTCCCCCCTCGTGTAAGTAGGAGTAGTAGAACTTTCTAGGACATCTCTGTAATGTCTCTGTTCTACTCCTGTCAACAAGTATCTGAAAATCTGTTGGCTTATATCTACTCATTATAACCTCCTATACTCATAAGTATTTTTGCAGCACAGAGAAGTGCGCTTTCGGGATTTCTCTGACGTTGTAGACTTTGATTGCCCGACAAGAATCAAACCAATATGATCCATCTTCTTCTTTACCCCAAGGCTCAGGCTTATCCAAGTCACCATCTGGACTACTCTCCCCCAATGGCGCATTCCAAATAGACGCCTGATACTCTGCCTCCTTTTGTGCCTCATCTAAAGTCTCTTCAACAGCAAGTGCTAAGTGGTAATACTCAACCTCACCGTTGACTTCTAGTAGCGTTATTAACCAATAGCGCATATAAGTAATTCCTTTCTAACGTACTTATCCATACGCCCTGCACAAACAAATAAGAGAACGGGGGGAGTACCATTACTCCCCCTCGCTCCGTCTCTTGCTTTAGCTTCTTAAACCGCAGTGCCCAACTTGTTAGATAAGCACTCAAACTTGTGAATTGTATGGTAGGTGTGGTAGCTCAAAGACTACCGATTAAACTCCTTGTTCAACTCTTCCCACTCTCTCACAATGGGTAAGGAGTGGGAACCATTCTTTGTCGTTCGTTCTGGAAGGAATTATACCATAAGTATTTCACCTTCACAACGTTCAATTCTCATCTCATCACGTAATTTCTCAACCTCCTCTCTCACCTTAGTACAATCATTCCATCCATCTACCATCTTAGCCTCCTCAAACAACCGATTAACCCACTCCTCATCTGTCCGTAAGCTACTAAACTTTTTACTAAAGTAGTTATTAACTACTTTATCGCTGTAATGATGTGACATACTTTCTCCTCTTTGTTATGTGTTATATATCAACTAAGTTTACGCCTTTAAGTTTACGCCTTCCCTCTCTTACTCCCACTCCCTCACTATCCCCTCATTCCTCTCCACTCTACCCACTTCCCACGGGATAAGTTCGAGTACGCGTTCTTGCTCACTACGAGCGGTAGGCCACATTCCTTCACGTACTAATACTGCACCATTCCAAACACGCCTAGCTACCTCAATCCACACCCCCTTCACCTTTCCACCAGCCTCCCCACGGTTGAATATCTGCCTCACATACAGACTCCCTCCTCGTGCCATCACCGTATCCTTCACGCTCTTCACGTTATCCTTTCCTTGAAAGTACGCACTAACTACCTCGTGTAACGTACGTAGGGTAGGAAAGTCGTTTGTCTCGAAGTCTATATAACTCTGTCGTATCACCTGTAGTATATCCTTCCACGCATTAGTTCGTGCTAGTTCTATCACTTCAGGAATAGTAGAAAATGATGGGTGTTTGGATAGTTCGATCAACTCCCCCATGCTCACACTCCACTCCATCCTAACAATCATCTCCCCACCATCCCACACTACTCCCTTAAAGCGTTTTCGTAGTGCCTGGATAATGTGGTGATACACAGGGATTATACTTACCCGTTTCCTATTCTCATTCACCAATTCCCCTAGACTCTTCCCTTTCTCCACCGTCATAGGTACGGAGAGTAGGTGGAACTCTATGGGGAAAGTGAGGATTAACGAATAGAGGGCGAGTTGATCCCTCTGTTGTATGGCGTCTTGTGTGAGCGCGAATATATGCTTCCTTTGCTCATCACTTGTATGTATGTGATGAATAAGGGGCGTAAGTTGGGGGTGGTGGAGGGAGTCACGAAGAGGGGGATTGGTAGTATGCTCACATTTATCGAATGATACTTTCATGTCTTACTTTCCTCCCCTTCCCCTCTCCCTCTCCCCTTTCCTCCCTTTCCTCCCTATACCCTAATATATCCAACGCCCTACTCCACAACCTTCTAGCCCCTATCTGAGCGAAATTCTGATACCCCTGTTCTATAGATATAGCAAGGCGTCTAAAACTAACCTCACTATCTCTCTCTACCATAGCCTGCGCCCTTTTTATCGCTTGTGCCTTACGTCTCTCCCTTTCCCTACTCCCCTTTCCCCACTCCTTCCTCTTCACCATCTCCCCTGTGCCTATACCACCCTCTAGCAACTCTTTATACTCCCTCTTATTACCCCGTACTAGGGGGATGAGTCTCACTCTACTCATCCCATCCTCCCCCTTCTCTACTGAATGAGGTTGCCATCTCGTTGTACTCCTGATACTAGAACCACCACTTCCCTTCGTCGTGCTACCCCCACGTTTACCTTTGCTCATACCTCTACCCCCTTTTCTACAATCTCTTTTAGTTGATCCTCTAACTCCCCCAACACTCTATACACCTCCCTATGATTCGTGCTGTACATCCCCCTCTTGAACACACTCGGAATCTTCTTCTCTAACCACGCTAGAAATAAAGATGCCATAGTAGGCGTGAAGAATTGTGAGAGTGTTATCATATCTTGTGCTAGTGACTCTTCCCCTTTTTTCACACCCACCCCCTTCCCATCATCCACGCTACCACTACTCCCACTACTCCCACACCTACGAGAAACAACCACCACGTCTTAACCCCTCCGGCGCACGATCTACAATAAACCAACTCCCCACGCCCTAGGGAACGTAATGACTCCTTCCTATAATAAGGCTTCCTCGTTGACCCCATACACCCGTGGCATAGATACGTAGCCCTCATCCTCACACGATTGTTGTTATGATTGAACATACTCATTCTCCTTACTTGCAAAATACTTCAATTGCTCTCTGGCCACTATCAACACATTCTTCCTATAATCCCCATAAAACCCCCAACAACTATCTACTACCTCACCCTCTTCATTCTCTATCTCATACCCCCATATATTTCCAGTAAGCCAGTCATCCAACGTTTCCACCTCATCCTCCACCCTCTTATTACACGCCAGCCATAAAGTCCTACCCCCATAATTAGGAAACTCCTCCTTCGCCTTCTTCTTAGTTACATATACATACCCAGCTAACCCACAATCCCACTGTTGATCCGGCCAATTACCACAATTCCACAACCTAACTGTAATCCCACTATGAATATAGGCCATCAAAGGCGTACACCAAACCACCTCTCCCCTATCAAACGCTTCTATCACCTCCGTAGGATTACTATACACCTCCTCGCTACTGAACTCGTAATTCCTCGTCCAAGTAACCACATCGCTAAGCTGGTCATATTCCTTATAGGGGTTTTCCCTACCTATCTCATCGTTATATATCCTAATAATAAGGCCCCTTAGAGACTCCTCATATACTGCTAATTCGTGATTCATACCTCCACGCCCCTTTCCTTCATCACCTTCTCATAAACCTCAACCACCTTCTCCAACCTCCTCTGATCCTCATACCACTTGGGACTCATACTCTCCCACTTAAACCCGTGTGCTATGTATACCATCTGATACAACAAATGCCGCACTATCGCACAATCCTCCCTCGCTGGACTATCCAGCAACCATCTCAGCACTTCATTCAGCGTGTTATTCAGTGCGAGTATATTCACCGCTGACTGTGCAAACAACGCATCTCTACACCATCTATATATCCTCAGCGCCTCTTCCTCGTGCCTCTTCTCTCTTTCCTCTTCTGTTTCTACTCTATTAGTCATAACTCTTGTCCTTTCAAAAAAGTGTCATACTCAAGTTTACATCTACCCAAAATAACGTTCTTCACATATATCATCACAACATCTTTGCCACCTATTCTCAGGCGTGAACGTGCTACCACACCACTTACATTCCCTCTCCTCCTCCTTCCAAGCATCAGGGCACCCTTGCTCGTGACATCTTACGCCGTCAATCATAACCACTTGGCACGATTCACATTGTCCGTTTTCTCTCATAAATCCTCACTATCCAAGGTAGTCAACTCAATAACCTTAGTATTTACACTCCCCACTCTATGCTTACCTTTATCTCGCATAGATTGATAACGCCTAGGAGATAACTTAACCCAAGGCCCAGTAGCTAAGCCTGTACACCTAAACGGCTCACCATTCACTGTTATCCAAGGATCAAACTCAAACTTTGCTCCTATTGATAGGTCTTTAAATCTCATAAATCCTCCTCAAACGCTTCCTCCATCTCTTCCACGAGCCTCTCAAACACCCCCTCATCCCTTGCCTCGTTCTCGTTACTTGGAAGTGGGCAGACGTATAGGCACGCCAAGACCTCGTTAGTATCGTCGTGGTAGGCTACGGCAGGCGTCACACCTCCTACCCCCAATATCCCCATCGTATTACTATGCCTACAATAATCCAACTCCCACTTCCCTATTACCTCACAAAGCGTCTTCCACCCCACCTCTCCATAATACTTGGCGTGCCTACAGATAAGCCCATCACCTACGTCATAGTGAGAGTCATACTCAGTACACGTAAAATATTCCCCACGCCCATTAGCCTCTTTCACCACACGCTCAAGACTCCACGCCCCAAACTTCTCCCCTCTCGGCACGTTAATGTCTCCACATATACTAAACGTCCTCTCACGAACGGGAGTGGGCGTAAGCAAGTGACACTCACACGCCCCCTCAAGGCCGGGTAAGTATCGAGAAGTGGTGAAACACGTCACTTCCTGCTCCCTTTCTAATTCTTGTATCATAATTACAAACCCTCTATAACTTCTCTGAGCCTCTTATACATCTCCTCTCCACTCACCCTTTTCTTCTTATCTGGCTCAATACTATTCAGATACTTACCTGTAGTAACGCTCCATTCATTCTCTCTACATACTAAACCTGTAGAGGAGTGATGGAAGGCTACAAGAGTAGTATAGGAGTAGTACAACCTCAACCCCCCTATTTGTACTTCTGCTGTATTGGATGTGTAATAAATGCTAGGAATGTTCATACTACACCCCCCACACCAACAACAAACAACGCTCCCAACAACACCCTCGCCTTCTCCACCTTCCCCCCTCTCTCCCGCTCTACCTCCCTCACCTTCTCCCTCCACATCTTCTCCCACTCCCTTTCCTCCTCTATAGCGTCTTTGGTGGTAGAGATGTGGGAAGTGGGTGAAGTGTCAACTAAGTTTACATTCTCCTCATTTGTGCTTTGTGATTCCCTTTCCTCATTATTAGTGGGATTAGGCGCATTCTTCTTCACGATTCGTACTTTATTAGATGACTGGTTCATACTGGTGTCCTTTCATTTCTATTCCTTTTTATGTGTGTGGTTTGTGTTCTCCCTTACCCGTTACTCTTTATCACTCTTGGGGAGGATTATAGGCATAATATACTCTCCCTCCCCTTTCCCATTCACAGTGCGAATATGGAACACATATCCATAATATTTATCCCCCGCTTGCTTGACCGAACACGATCTCAACCCCGCTTGCTTGACCGAACACGATCTCAACCCCGCCCTCTCTTTCTCATTACTTGCCACTCTCACCACCATCTCCTCCTCTAACACCTCCCACTGTTCATATTTTCTAATAGGTGTGCCGGGAGGAAGAGTTACGCCCTCTATCTCGTCGTCAGTTACTATAAGCACAGGCATCTTCTGCACAGCCTCGTTGTACATGCGCTCTTGCTTCAGATCATCCTCTTGGCACTTCTTCACCCTATTTTCAAGCGCCTTTTGTACCGCAAATGGGGTAATGCGAGTAGCAATGTCCGCAAGAGGACACGCAATAGGTACCCCCAATGTAGCCTTATGCTCGCCTATACGTGCCCACTTATACTCGTCCTCAGCTAAGCGAGCAGACACACTAATCTCAATGATGATGTTTCCATTTCCACTATTCATACTTTCTCCTAACTTTTCCTAACTTTTCCTTACTTTTCCTTACTTTTCCTTACTTTTTGTGAAAAATAACCCTTTTATTTCCAACAATTTACCTTATCACGCACCATCACGCACTCCCTAATACCACCTCATCCCTCTCTCCCCTACCCCCTTCTCCTCTTCCCCACACACCATCCCCAACCCCTTCCTCACACCTATATCTTCCCCATAACTCACACCCACGAGGAAAGATAGCACGCACATCACGAGGCACACGATCACTACTACCATTTCCCTTGTGAGTCGTAACCTCCACAACCGTTCATATTCCTGTTCTGTCACAACTCACCCCCTTCCCTTTCCACCCCCGCATTCTCTCTCCTCACCCTCACCTCCCTAGCAATTTCCACATCCACCCCCATCCCAAACGCCTTCGCCCTCATATTAAACCTCATCAACCCCTCCTCCGTCGCATTCTCCAAATACACAACCTCACCCTCTCCCGTCACGTCCCCTCCCTGATCCCTCATACTATTCCACCACGCCACAAACTCCTGCGCGTGGTACTCACTTCTCATCATACACTTACTCGCCAAATGCCCTCTCTTCCCCACCTTTGGCCCCAATAGCCAATGAAGGGCGTGAGTCTTCTTATGCGGAGAGAGGGGGATACTCCCCACCCTTTCAGGCATTATCTCTTCAACTTCACCTACACCACCACCTACACCACCACTTACACCATTCCTACTATCACTCATATTTCCCATAAACTTATCCTTTCCCTTGGGGGCTGGTTATTGGATAGTTAGCGTAAGCACACTGGCCTTTCACAGTTTCCATAAGATTCTCCTAAAGTTACCTCTCTGCCCAACCCACATTGCAACGGAGCCCGCGCCGATGGATGTGGTTGATATGTGTTCACGAGGCGCCTCGTGAACACGGCGTTATGCTGCGCTACGACCTCAGCGTCGGACAATGTTTGCAGTGTTGGCAAATCCGAAGCGGAAAGCTCCAGTGCCTAACACTGCGAGTTTCGTACTTGTGAATACCGATTGAGCAAAGAAATAAATAAAGAATTTTCATACGTTTTCCTCGCTTAATAGCGTATCCACTTCGTCCCAAAATTCGCCATCAAGTAGCTGTTCGCCGCCTTGTCCCTCAAACTCGAAATGCGCGTTGCGGATTTCTGCTAGCAGTTTTAGCGCGCGTTGCCCTTTGTCTTTTGTCAATATTGCGTTTTTTTGTTCTTTTAATTTTTCGTAATTATCCATATCGAACTTTTTTGAAAAGTGCCGCTCTGCCCAACCCACATTGCAACGGAGCCCGCGCCGATGGATGTTGTGGTTTACGAGTGCGCGACGGCGCAACTCGTTGAACTTTGTGTTAAACCTCCGCACTTGCAAACATCCGTTCGCCCCTTCGATGAGATGGGGCGAACTTTCTCTATTATTCTCCACCAAATACACCCCCCAAAAAACAAAAAAAGAGCGAGTTACAAATGAGGGGAAAGGACATTAACCCCCAAATATAACTCGCTCTTTCTCTGGCACTACTCCTATTAGTCCGGTAGTCTTGGAGTGTGCAAACTCTAAGGCGTGAAATGTGTCAACTAAGTTTACTCTTCATGAAATATCCTTATATCATAGATACTTCCTGGGTTATCTTCCCTCCATCTTTTAGCTATGGAGAAATCTTTCGTACAACCTATTACTCTCCTCACGCCCATAAAATCCGTAACTAGCACGTAATAGATTATAGTACACATAAATTTACCTCTTTCCTTTCTTGTTACTTAGTTCATTTTCGTACTTTAATATCTACTCAGTTAGCCTTTGTGCCTCTTGGGGAGTTATATTTATTACCCCACCAAACCTACAACCATTGTTAATAGTTAAACGCCACGTTTGATCACTATGAATATACTGCTTATTACTTATCATTGCCTAATAATAAGTAATAAGCAGTAAGATCATGTAAACCTATTACATTATTTATGCTTACAATTAAGCCTTCGTTTATAAAAACGAAATGAGGCAATACTTCATTAGTTTATTTCATATTACGCTATCCTCTCTTCCCCTTCCCAAACAACTCCCTCGGCACTCTCCCTTCCCTATACTCCCTCCACACATAATTCCCACTACTCGTCTTTTTCCACCTACCATCTACGCGCTTAGAGAACTCCCGCTCTATACGCCTCTCGTACTCCTCTTTCTCCCTCCCCTCACAGGCACGAATGGCCTCGTTCAATCGCTCCCCTTTCCTCTCCCTTGTACGAACTTCCAACAATCGTGCCCCTAAATAGTTCAGTAGGGACAGCCCGCAAGAGAACGTGAGAAAGTACGTCCTGTTCCCGTATGTGAGTCGTGATACACTCACGCCGTTGATACGCTTTTGCTTTTCTATCTTTACACTCTTTTCGTGCCTAAGTATCTCAGCGTAACACTTGGCACAGCGCGGCTCCCCTTTCCATATAGTTATGGCATATTCCTTACACCGTAACTTTACTTGGTTAGTGGGAGACGTACGCCAGCCCGTGCAAGTGTGCGCGTTAATTGGTAGGTTTTCGTTTTGCATAGTGGTTTAGTGGGGTGCGCGCTAAGTGTGCGCGTTAATTGGTAGGTAGGATGTAAACTTAGTTGACAGTTTACGTGATTGTTTGTGTGTTTGGGAAATAAAAAAGGCTAGTCATTTGTGACTAGCCTATTGTTTATGTGTGAGTGGTACGCCCTAAAATGATAAGACAGGCTTATCACTTAAGCTAAATACTGCGCTGGAATAAACAGAGCAAAGATTGCCTGTTTCGAGTAAGACAAGAAACGTGGTGGGCGTATCTTGCATTATTACCTATCCTTTGCAATAGACTTTATTGCAGAGGAAATCGGTAAACTTGCCTGCCATAGCGCGTTGATTGTCAAGTAACCAATTCATAGCTTGGATTTGTGGCCTTGTGATATTCATTAGATTGTCCTTTCTTGTGTTCGTACATTTGGAGTTTAGCTCAATGTAAAGTCGCTTTTGTAGCTTGACTGTGGGGTTGCCAGTGAGTCGTAACTTGTCGTAACTTGTTGTGATTATTGACACTTAGGGAGTGTCAAGTAAATTCGTGGTCATTCGTTAGTCATTCTTCTTTGCGGCTGCTTTATCCCAGTCTTCAATAGCGGAAGACTGGCGGCGTTGAATGGCGCGGATGGTACGCCCGTAGACGCCGACTTGGACGACTTTCCTCAGATACTCACGCGATAGTTTGCCCTCAAAGAAGTCCACTTCTTCGTCAATTAGCTTAGTGGCTAATTGTTGCTTGCGTTCGTAGGCAGCAGTGATAATGTCGTCTAGCTTTGCCGCCAGACGTTCCATCGCGCCGTCTTTGTCAAAGCCCGTGAAATTAACATTGGCAAACCCTCGACGGCCTTCTGTTTCCCAAGGGAGTAATTCAGAAGTCCATTTAGTGGCTTTTTTAGCACCTTGTTCGGTGAAAGCCTTGCGCTCGTTTTTGGATTTACCATCGGCCAATTCGTTCAGGGCTAACAAGAACGTTGACCCGTTCAATTTGCTAACGTCAAACTTGAGTGGCGCAGTTAGAAATCTACTGCGCTCGTTATTGATTGATGCTTCAGTATCGGAACTAGCGGAGAAACTATCTGCTAGTTCCACCAGAGATACAAATAAGGTGTCTGTGTCTTTCTCATCGCCATTCAAGCGTTCTTTTTTCCATTTGTCGCGTGTATCGGTTAGCAACGAACTGAGTGCCTGTTTGTAGTCACTCAAAGCGTTCTGGGATTCACGTTCGAGAATACTTTCGGGCGTTGGGATGGTAACCCAAGTAAATCTTAGTAACTCTCTCCTGCCATCCTTAGCCTTACCAGTCGCTTTTTGAGCATTGGCAGATGCTTGAGTGTCCTTTGTTGTGAAAGTCGCGTTATTCGTTGAATTTGCCGTTGTGTTGCTTGTTACTTGTGTCATATAGATTGTCCTTTCGTGTGGGGGTCATTATCCCACATTAGATGATGATTCAAACAGATGCCCTAGGCCAGCCCTTAACACACGCTATGGGCAGGACTAGGAAAATAGAGGACAAGCTACAAAAGCGGCTTTACATTCAACTAAACTCGAATCTATGTGTGTAACATTACCGCGATATGCACTAGGCGCGAAAGTCGAGGGTTATTCTCTCCTTTGCTTCGGTACTGCGACCTGCTACCAGTCGCCTCAAGCCTCCTAAAAGATCATCTTAGGCTTTGCTATTCCCCAGCATACAGAGGTCGCACGAAGCTTTCTATATGTGGTCTGGGAAACCTAATGCACTCATAAGCCATACAAAGTACGCTTATGAGTATCGCTACGGATTATCAAAGATCATATCCCGCCAGGTAAGGCGTATTACCTGGCTAGCACCATTGCACGAAGCACCAAAAGCACCAATCCCAAAATGGGACGGCGGCACGATACTATAAAATCCGTATCTGTCAAGTGATGTTTTGAAGAAAAAGTGAGAAAAGTGCGTAATTACTAGGGAATAAAGGGGTTATGGGCGTGGAACACTCAACTGTCCGTGAAACTATCCAACTGTCAGGAAAAGACTCCAACTGTCAGAAAAATCTGACACTTAGGTTGTCTAGTGCAAGAAAAATCTGGCGCTTAACGTATGATGTACGTTAAGCTGCATTATATTGCGTATGCTTGAGGGATATATTGCGCATATAGCAACGCACTATAACGCACACTCATTAACGCATTATATTTCCCATGTCGTACGCAATATATTGCGCATAACATATACCAGCACCTCCCACTACCTACCACGTTTGACCACTACCACACACTAGCCGCACACACCCCACGCCCCACGCCACGCCACAAGGGGAGGGGAATAGTGCGATAATTGTCTCAAGGGTAGCCCCCAACCCCCCATAAAAAAGTGACCTGACACCACACTCTAATTTTTTTTTATTTTTTCTAACCCCACGTCAACTTAGTTGGCTCGTTAAAACTTCCTAATGTACTCTCACCGTATTAGGGGGCAGTGGTACAGGTGGTACAGCCTCGGTACAGCCCTTTTTACATACCTGTACCACCCTTATCCCCTTTATTTTCTTCTATTTATCTCTCTTTTGGTACAGGTGGTACAAGGAAAAGTAATATAATAAGGTAGAATAATGGAGTTTTCCACAGATAGGGGGTAAAATGGGGATGTTAAAGAGTGTCAAACTGTGGAAATGTGGAAAAACTGTGGAAAACCGATAAATCGAGAGAAGCACAATAGGGGCCGATCTGTACCAGAAAGGCAAAAAATAGGCTAAATATAGGTAAATAGGGAGGTTAGGGTGGTGCAGAGGGCTGGTACAGGGGTTGTACCAGTGGTACAGGGGAGAGGTTGAGGAGGCTAAAGGAGTAGATTTGTTAAAATAGCCTAATAAATAGAGGATGAGAGGGGTAGTTAGTACCCCGTCCGGTATCCTCGACGGGTTTTTGGTAGGTTTCAGCTAGTTTTTGGCATCATTATATATACAAAACCACCAAAACCCCCCCCCAAAACCACCAAAATCATCCCCCAATCCTACCCATAACCATCCTAAACCTAGAAATGCCTTGACTTTACAGTTTAAAAGGCGTAAAATAGGTGAGTTCGTCGCTCCCTGACTCGGCTTTCAGGACTTCGCACAACCTAAAACGTGCCTCAGGGAGCGACGAATGTAAACTTAGTTGACACATTTCACAAAAAGGAGAGAGAGGGAGAATATGAACACATTAGGATATGCACGAAGACCTACTAAGCAAAAGGGTAGGACTATTGAACGGGTGATACGTATTGAGGTTAAGCCCCACGCGCCTATTATCTCATTAGGTTCCTTATGTAGTATGTTTGGCGTGAGTAGGAAAACGGTAAGAGACGTATGCACCGAGCTATGTAAGGAGGAATGTACGAATGAGGGGACTACGGTGTGGTTCCGTGGGGCGTTTTGGGACTATACCTATCATAAGCCGAACAAGATGCGTGAGGAGTTATACCTGTCCCCCACGGCATTAGACATACTCACAAGCCCATATACGTTAGATGAGGGAGAGGCAGGGGTAGGGGGGGAAGGGTATGAGGTGCCTGACGACCCTGAATCCCCTGAAAGTATCACCCCCATTTACCCCTTCACCGAGCTATTAGTAAAAGGCTTTCCTGCAAACGTACGCCCCAATCGCCTACAAGGACGTGGGAAGGGGGAGTTCATAGAGGATTGTGACAGGATATTAGACTTCCTTGCCTCACAACTTGACGTAATAAAAAATAAGCCTCCTGTAGTATAGCGACTCGTTTTGCCCCGGCGTTTGGTGCGTAGGATTCCCCCATAGGGAATAATCCTCACACCTCTTCCCCCATTTTGAGAGGTTATATGTCAATTGACGTACTAGCTGGTATAGAACGTGTTTATACTTCCCTAATAGACCGTGCTTGTGAAGAAAGTGGGAGGCCGGGGAAGTGGCTATCCCGCATCCTCCTAGACCTAAACATTAGCGCCTTAGAACGACCTACCATAGACTCTCTTGCCCACATATTCGCGTATATATATAAAGACGAGCTTAGACATGTTATTAACGACGGGGTAGGGAGATTTGTGTGGTGGGACGGGGAGAAGTGGACGATGGGAGAGCAGAAGAAGGTGGCAGAAGGGGTATATGTGAGATTTAGCGCGTTGGGTAAGTTCTTTCGAGAGGTAGCGAGAAAGGGATGTGGGCCTGATAGTGAGGGGGAGTTTAACCCTGAAACCTCATCAGGGCAGTGGAAGTGGTTAAACCGTGCCATTGACCGCGTAGGGAGTCCTAAGGATATTAAGGAAATCATCTCCCTCGTTTCACTACAGGGATTACTTAACTCATACGAATACTCTCCTAAGGAACATGAACTCGTGGTACGTGTAAAAGAGGGGGGGTATGGTGTACTTGATTTATACGAGGGGGAGGTGCGTGCGTGTAGAAAGGATGAGATGGTGCTTACGTCAACTAGGTTTACACTTCCTCTAGGGCGTGTAGGAGCGTACGTAGATGAGGGGAGGGTAAGGGGGAGTAAGTTTTATGACTCGCTATCGTATCTTATGGGGAAGGATGAGAGAGATATGGAGTTTATGGTGAGATTGTTGGGGTATGTGTGTAGTGGGAGCGTGAGTGGGCAGTGGTTTTTTTGGATAGAGGGGGAGACGAGGAATGGGAAGAGTGTGGTGACTGATCCGTTTTTGGAGTTATTGGGTATAGAAGATGGTGGGTTGGCGATAGGGTTGAATAGCAATACGTTTACAGCTAGGAGTAATAGCGCGAACGACTTTGCATTAGCGAGGGTAGAGGGGAAGAGGTTTATTAAAGTTAGTGAGCCGCCAGGGAAGGAAGGCGTGGGGTTTATGTTAGACGAGGAGTTGATTAAGAAGCTGACGGGGGATGGGGCGATGATGGTGAAAGGGTTTTATCAAGCGCCGAAGATGATAAGGGTGACGGGGAAGGTGGTATTTGTGTGTAATCACGCGCCTAAGGTTAAGGATTCAAGCGGGGCGGTGAATAGCAGGATGATTAGGGTGAGAACTGCGGGAAAGACAATAGAGGCGGGGGATAGGGAAGAGGGAAGAGTGGATCATATCGTGGAATTTGAGCAGGATGTATTAGCGTGGGTTATGTGTAAGGGATATAGGGAGTATAGGTTGAAGGGACTAGGGGTGCCGGAGAAGTATAGAGGGTGGAATGGAGATAATATGGTAGGGGCACTGTGTAATAATGACACAGTGGAGTTTGTTGAGGATTGCTTAGGATTTGTGCCGCGTGAGGATAGGGGGCAGGGAGAGAAGGGGAGCGGTAGGAGTTATCCAACGCCGGGGGATGTTTATAGGCTGTATGAGGCGTGGGTGAGTGAGACGAAGGTTAAGAAGTCACATTATAGTAGTACGACTCTCATAGACGACGTGATGAGACTCTTGCCGGGGGTGGAGAAAAGACGCGTGAACGGGACGAGGTTAGTGGGTTTGGTGATGAGGAAGAGGGTGAGTAATAGGGGCGTGTGGATGGAGGAGTTGCGGGTGGAGGATAACAAGGGCGTGGGTAGTGAGATAAGTGAAGGTAAGGACGAAAAGGAGGCTGATTTATGCAAATAATTAGCACGCTACTAGGCACGCTACTAGATATGTACTACGCATCTCGTCGTGCTTATTGTTTTCTCACGCACAACCCTCAAGGCGCGTGGGTGCGCGTCCCAGGGAGAGTTCATGTAGAGAGGGTAGAAGATGGTGTTATGGCTAAGGATATACGCTATACGTGCAATATATGTGACTGTGAACACACTATACGAATAACGTGGAAGTGTGATACATTGGCGTGGGCTGGGAGTGAGACTATGACGTGGGAGGGGGTGGTGGTGGAGGGAGGTGTAAACTTAGTTGACACTTCTAATAAACGATAATCAAGAAAGGTTAATCAAGAAACGTTAATCAAGAAGAAAGGAATAGTTATGCCAAGAGGAATAGGTAGTGAAGTTATCGTGAGACAAGGCGTAGTGCGGGATATGACGAGGAGTGGGGGGAGACGGTTGGATGAGTTGACGCCGCAAGAGGTGCAGGAGGAGGTAGAGAAGATGCGGGTGGAAGGGACAGATGTGATGTTAGGGAGTCAGACACAGCCTATTGCGTATGATGGGAGTTTTGAGGTGGCGAAGAGTGCGGCGAGGGATGCGCTGAGTGGGAAGTATTAGGGGGTGAGGGGATTATGAGTAGTGAGAACGAGAGAGAGCAAGACAAGGACGTAACACAACAAGACGTGAATATAACCATTTCACGTAATATCAAAGGGGCGAGGAGTGAGGAGGAGTGGCGCTCTACTCTCACTCCCAAACCCCCTAGCGTCATCCCCATAGTGGTAGAGAAGGATGGCGTGCTTGAGGTGGACGGGGTGAGGTTTGATCTCTCATCCATCGTGAGGATACATACGCCGATGAAAACGGAGGAGGTAATTGAGGCGATAGGGGAGCATGTGAAGGCGCAGATGAGGAAATCCCGCACCTTTAGTACGAATCGTGCGTTTGAGTTGGTGGTGTGGAGAGTGGCTGGGGAGGTAACGTGGAAGAGTTACGGGGAGAATAGGGCATTCATCGGGGCGAACGGTGGGGTGGTACTGGCTAACGAGGGAGGGGATGTGTGCGTGGAAGGAGAAGGTGAGGGGGGGAAGGAGTTAGTTAAGGCTATTCATCAAGATAAGGATATGCCGCCAGATGAGGTGAGGAGACGGACAGGGCAGGGGATTCCAGTGCATACAGGGAAGGGGAAGACGAGAGTGGTGATGGTTCCCTCAGAGCGTATTAAGGAGTGAAGGAGGGGGAGTATGTTAGCAAATGGGTTTAAGGTAAAAGAGGGAGATGTGTTTGTTAATGGGCATAAGAGTTATGTTGCCAAAAATTTTAACTGGTGGTTAGAGAGTAAACACATAAGGGTAACGCCTGAGGAGGCTATGAGTATGACAGAAGTAGAAAAGGCGATAGATAAGGCCAATAATAACGTCCTACAAGCCATAGAAGAGAGCATTACCTTACATGAGTCTATAGGGGGAGTGGTGACAGCGGAGATTAACTGTACCGTTCATTGCCCTACATGCACACAAGTTATGTATAGGTATCAGGATAACACTCTCGCGTGCATTAACCACAAGTGTGATAAGTTCAGGGTGCTATATCACCTCCCTCGCGTAATCCTAACCCCAGTCCCACAAAACGCCAAGGAGCAAACTAATGAACATGAAAAAGAACCGAACGTCTAAGAAGCGTATTACCCGTGGTGTAGAGGGCGTGCTAGAGATAAACGAGCCACGCCTATCCCGCCGCGCCCTTCTCTCCCTCGTCTCTAAACCCATCACCTTCTTCCTCGACCAATCAGGCGTAGAGGAGGAGGATGTAGCGATATACTTGGGGATGCATCTTGAAGAGGGCGTGAGGGACGTGGCTAGTGGGAAGAAGACGAACATACGGAAGATGCTAGAGGCATTCCTGATAGCGCGGGAGAAGGGCACGTTTGTCTCGTGGGATTTGTTAGCGAGTAAGTACGACGTGAAGCCTAGTCAGTTTATCGCGGCGGTCACATCGGGCGCGAGTCTGGCGAATATGTCTACGGCAAAGATGACTATTAACATGAATATTAGAGGGGTAGTGAGTAAGGTAGCGGAAAGGGCGCAAGGGGATGGGAGGAGCGCGAGTCTCGACGCTAAGTTATTCGCGGAGATGGCGGGGCTGACACAGGACGCGCCACAGGTAGTCGTTAACACTAACCAGACGAACACGACGAATATGGCGCTAATTGGGGGGTTGCCTCCTAGGGGGGTGGGGAGCGTGCTTAGTGAGGAGGAGTTACGTGGGGTGCATGTGAGGAGTGTAAGGGAGGCTAGGGAAGCGAGGATGCTACCGGAGAGTGTTGAGGGAGGTGGTGTGGTGATTGAAGGGGAGGTGGTAGAGACACCTATCCTCGACCCCGTTAAGAGAGATGCGTAAACTTAGTTGACATTTTCACGTCCCACTAGCCTCCACTCCCCACCTACCTACCTTATGTACTCATTCAAATTACTAGAATCGCAACTCTCCCACTTAAAAGCGTCGTACCACTCTAAAGGCGTAAAGGACTGGAACGTAACCTTCTACTCCCCATCGTATGTACGTGACGCCACTACTCATCTCGAAACGCTATATGATCGTGAAAAAGGGTGTCAACTACGCCCTCTAACCCCTGATGAACGGGCGTTTGTGGATAATGAACGCCTCCTATCCCGCCTCTATTACCCATACTTTGCCGAACGTTATTGGCACATAGCAGGGACACAGAAGTTCCCTTCCCTCTACCAGCCGAACAAGACGCAGAAGGTAATGAATGCTGTGAGAGCGGAGATGGAGGAGAAGAGTCAGGCGATAATGATTCAACAGTTGAAGCTACGGCAATTGGGGAGTTCGACGGATACAGAGGCGTGTATAGGGCATAGAAAGGTGTTTTATGGGGGGTGTGATGCGTTAGTGGCGTCTAGTGACCCGAAGAAGACGAGAAAGTTAGCTGATGAGATGATAAAGGTAGGGTTGAATTGTCTCCCGTGGTGGATGTTTTTGTGGGAGAAAGACATACGAGAGAGGGGAGAGTTTAATGGGAGGTCTAATGAGTTAGGGATAGTGGGGACGAAGGAGTATGCCAGTGATGAACCGTGGATTGTTACGCCGGGGGAGAGAATAGATAGTAAGATCACGCTGCAACACGGGGCGATGATGACGGGTATATCTCGCGGCTCGACTCCTAACCCCATCCACTTAACCGAACTCCCCGACTTTGCCAACCCAAGTAGTATCGTCGAAGGTAGTATGTTCAACGCCATACACGAGGACGAGTTCACCTTCGTTATCCTTGAGAGTACAGCCGCGATGGCAGGGGACTGGTGGCACGGGTTTTGGAATACGAACGTGGACTTGTGGCCTGATGGGAAGAGTCGTTGGAGGCCGTTATTTCTCCCGTGGTATTTGGGGACGGATATATGGCCTACTCCGTTTTGGGTAGAACAGAGAAGGGATATATTAGACAGGTACACGCCCAATGAGAAGACGATAGCTCATGCGGAGAGGGCAAGGGTGTACGTGCATAACGACCCACTATTACGTTCGGTGTTGGGGAGTAGGTGGGAGATGCCCAAGGAACAGATGATGTATTGGGAGTTCTCAAGGGAGATGGCTATTAAGCAGAACACGGTGAAGGACTGGTTACAGGAGGTAGGGGCGGCTGATCCTGACGAGTGCTTTCAGACAGGGGGGATGGGGATATTTCCGTATGAGCTTATCACGGATTATAAGAGTAAGAGGCGGGAGGGGATGGAGGTGTTTGTGGTGCAGGGGGAGGACATTCCCGAACGCCTCTCATACGTACCCAAAGATATGCGTGAGGGAGGGGAGGAGAAGTCACGACGTATAGTTCGCATCACTCATGCGCATAGTAAGGGTGAGTTCACTACGACCCTCATCCCCCTACGTATAGATTCGCCGGATAATATCTCGCCTAATGGGAAGTTGCTTGTGTGGGAGAGGCCACAGGAGGGAGCGAGGTATATCGTGTCGTACGATGACGCTAAGGGGGTAGAGAAGGATAACGTAGCGATAGAGGTTATTCGAGAGGCCACACTTTATACGAAAGCCGAACAGGTAGCTGAGTGGGCGGCGAATAACTACTCAGCGTACGATGCGTGGCCTATCCTCCTAACCCTACTCCTATGGTACGGATCACACGCGAAAGATGAGAAGGACAAACCCCTAGCTGTTGTGGAGTTAGCGTGCCAAGGGGCGATAGTGCAACGTAACATTCAAGAGCGTGGGTGGAAACGCCTGTTTAAGCGCCTAGGGATGAGTCAGGGAAAGACGACGTTCTTGGGGCTGGGATGGGAGACGACGCCACATAACCGGGAGATTATGATGGCAACACTAGAGAAGTGTGTGTTGGATGAGTGGGTGCAGGTTAACTCGAAGTGGCTAGTGAGTGAGTTGGATACGCTAGAGAGGAGAAAGGGGGATGGGAAGGTTCAAGCACGCCCTAATGCTCACGACGATAGGGCTATGGCGTTTACTATTGCCGTCAGTGCCTCCCTCTCCTCTATAGCCCCCCTCTCGTCAAAAACGCAAGGGGAGAAGTATGAGCAGATGCAACGCGCCAAGTTACGACGAAAAGACCCCACGAACGAGGACGCAGAGAGAGAGGCTATACTTACGCACTTCACGCCAGGGAGGAGGATAGAGTTGCCAAGCTACTCATCTCCCCCTATAATGGCACCCGTAGATAGGGGGAAGAGGGGAGTGAGGGTGAGTGTTGAGGATTATTTACAACAACTCCCCACGAGAACAGGTAAAGGGAGTGGGGAAAAGGGAGAGAGTAATTTATGATTAACGCTGAGAGAGGGGATTGGTTAGAGCTAAGCATAGGACACCAACACTTCACAACAGAGATACTTGAGGTAGAAATCTGTAAGTATGGGAAGATATTCAAACTCAGACAAATTGCGTATGAGATAGATGCTTGGGTTACTGAAGCATTCTTAGACGCATTGTTTGGGGTAAAGATTAGAAAAGGTAGACTTGACGAGTAATCTATGAAACCAACAAGACGCATCACACAAGCCGAACTACAAGAACGTTACTCTTCCCTCGCGCCTAAACCTATGCGCTCCTACGAGGAGAGGCAGGAGCATTGGCGCGAGGAAGTGGGGAGGATATGGAATAGAGACACCACCAATGACACCACCAATGACACCACCAATGACCAAGAGGAGAATGTAAACCAAGTTGACACCCCCACTACTTGCGACTCCTGTGGCGCTACCCTCGTGCGTGGCTCCTACCCCTACTGCCAAGGTTCTCCTGAAGACCATACCACACGTCGTTCCCGATGGGCAGCACAGGTAAAGACGATCATCTACACCAACGCTCAAGGGCAGGTCTACTTCCCCACCTCCGCCGACGACGTTCCCCACGGCAACTACGAGCGCCACGAACTCACCTCTCTCCAACAAGTAGACGCCCTCTCCACTCGCATAGGTATGCACGAGAAGGACAAATACCTAGCCTCACAGGAACTCGAAAAGCTACAATTCGATAGTGCGATGAAACGTAACATGAAGGAGTTACGAGAGGGGTTCTTTACGGAAGACGCCGAAGGGAATAGGGTGTATATCGAACCACTCCACCACCAACCACAGTACGTACAAGACGCCGTGAGACAGGCGTATGAGAGGGAGAAGGATTTCTCGTATAACAGGAATTACGAACCCATGACGGTACTAAAGGCGGCTCATTGGGATAATGTAAAATAACATATCTGTAAACTTAGTTGACATATCTCTCTAATCCCTAGCCCCTAAGGAACATCACAACTCATGTACTCCATCTACTCGGATCACACTCTCCCTCTAGCCTTACGTAACTGCTTCACGCCTCCAAGTAACGAGCAGGAGACTACTATTCTCAAATGGCTACGTGAAATGAGGATTAACTACTTGAAGAGTATTGAGGACTCTCCTAACTATAGAAAGTATCAGGAGGCCATGTCACTACTTGCGGGGAAAAGGGAAGCAGATGATAGGCAGAACCAGAAGCAAGAGGGGGATGGGGAGACAGCGGGGGATATGTCCCCCCTTAGGTTCGAGGCTACAAAGCGAAATATGTTAGAGATGGTGGCTACATTATCGGACGTAAACCCCGAAGCCTCGTTTTCTACCGAAGACGAATCCTACAAGCCACAGGTGAAGATACTTGATGGGTATTATGATGGTTCGTGGAACCACCCTGACACCCGTATTCGTAAGGTGATGTGTGAGCTTATGACATACGCGATATGTAGTGAGGCGTATCTAGAAACGGTGTGGGAGAGTGACCCTTTTCGGCGTAAACTCCCAGGGCTGAAGTATAACGCGTATAGTATTGAGGAGGTTTATTTCTCAGAGGTGCCGAAGGGAAAGGATATACAGCAGATACATTGCACGACTATACGACGAGAGGTGCCACTCACTATCGCGTGTATGCTCTACCCCAAGCACGCTTCTCATTTCGTCGTGGATAATACTAAGCCGTCGTGGATTCGACGTGCCATTGCGGGGGCCCAGAAGTATACGTCGTGGGCACTCCAAGCGTCGTTTGAGGATGAACAAAGGCGTGGGGAGATGAGCCCCCTATCTACGAAGAGTGGCACAGTGAATATATACTATTCGTATGTGTTAGATATTTCGTATAACAACACAGGCAAGGTGGTAACGATGGGGAGGGGGACGCCAGGGGAGTATGACGTACCATTCGAGGGGCAGGAGTTAGATACAGGACTGGTAGACCCTACTACACGTACTCCCATAACACGCAAAGCTGACTGTAGTGACGCGATGCTATACCCCTACCGTCGTCTCATCATCCACACCGACAAACACATCATATCAGATGGGCCTTCTCCTTGGGCGCACGGCATGACTCCTCTTACCCGTCTCGCTCTAGAGGATTGGCCTGTTGACTCTCTAGGGAATTGTACTGCGCTAGAGGGACGTGGACTGGATGACTCCATTGAACGCCTTTATCGTGCTTTTGAGGACACTATTCTCAACCGCTTATCTCCTAATCTCGAACTCCCTGAAGACTGGGGCGATGACACCATTCGCGCCTTTAACCCCCGCGCCCGTGGGAAACACATGAAGTCTTCTGGAATAGCAGCGGGGAAGCCTACTCCTATCCTCCCGTATCAATTATACGAGTTACGCCAATATGACTTAGAAGTAGTGAGGATGATGAAGGAGGAGCGTGATTTTGTGCAAGGGAAGCCACAGATGCAGGCACTAGCACAAGCTGCTCAAATCCCCTCTACCAAGACGTTCGAGCAGTTTCTCCAACTAGCAGGCCCATACACTACCCACATCTCCAAGAACGTAGAGGATAGTATACAAGAGAGTGGGATGATGTCGGCGTATCTCATATTCCAATACGCTACTGCTAAGAGACGGTTTGACGTGTTAGGGAAGAAGGGGCTCACACAACAGGACTTCTACTACGATCCTAGCATGTTAGAACCCCCCAAAGTCCCATCCCCCAATGCCCCCTCTCACATGTCCATCTTTCCCACTACCACGATTCAACGCGCTTCGGAGCACGCCAAACGGTTTTACTTCCGTGTGCGTACAGGTTCGGCTTATAAGTTAACGGACAAGTCTCGCCAACTCCTGATCCTTAACCTCTCTCGTGATCCCCGCTTCCCCATGTCCCCGTGGTTTCTAGCTCGTGCTATGGACATAGACCTAGGGGGTGAGCCTAACCTCCCGAATGACTACGAAAAGTACCTCTATCATCTAAAACGTATGAGTGAGTTCCAGGCGCTTATTCAAGCACAAGCGGCGATGATTCAGGCACAGACGCAGATGGAGATTCAGGAGCAGATGCAGGCGAGACAGGCGATGAATATGATGAGTGGGTTAGGGATGATGGGGGCTATGGAAGGGGAAGGGGAGCAACCACCCTACCCCCCACCTCCACAAGACCCGACGCAACGAGTAGGTAGACCATCCTCTTACCAAGATAATCCACGACTTGAGGAGAAAGATGGTGGGGGTAGGACTACGGTGAGTACGTCATAACCCACAATAGGCAGTGGTGCGGGGAATGTACCACCTTAGTTGACACATCCCCACTCCCTATGCTCTAATCCCCCACGGGGAAGCGTTGTTGTTATTGCCGTAGTTTTAGTTGGGTTGTTCAGCGACAATAATACATAGGTCACAACGCTTCTCCTTTTAGTAACCCTTTGACCTCCAATAAGCACGATGACACAACACGACGAAACGAGAAAAGTATGACACCTTACACTACCCCTCCTCCTCCAATGCCCCCCAAACGTGGCACCTACTCCCAAAGTACGCCACTCGAACAGGACGCACAAGAAGAGGACGAACTTGCTCTAGGTGTTTCCCGTATCATGAACGCGACTACTTCAGTGGGTGAGATGGCGGCATCTCTAGCCTCCCTAACCCCTGGAATAGACATATCGAACGAGGTACAGGGCATACTACAACTCGTACAGTCAATAAACGCGAAAGTCGTAACCCAAGCACCGGAGATGAATGCCAACCCATCGTACCCCTACCAAGGCTAGTGATGTTTCCTTTTTATACTACAACGAACACGTTTAATCGTCCTACTCTTGGATCATGTACGCTGGAAGCGCGAGTTTCTAATGACTCGATTTTCTTACACATCAACGATCAATTGCCAACCCCCTTATACCCATTCCTTAGCGAACCTCCTAAAGTAAACTTAGTTGACGTTTGGGAGAAGCTATATGTTGAGGGGAAGCAAGAAAGGAAAAGGCTGGAATATGCCCAAGTTATCGGTAAAGCGTGCTTCTCTACTCTCACAGGTAAAAGAGAAGGCAGGAGCACGGGCGAAGAAGGAAGACGTTGAAGCGTTTGAACGTCTCCTAAGTGAAGACTCCTCTATTGGTGACTTTCTTCAGCAACTAATGATGACCACTCCTGACTATACGAAAAGGATGGCACAGGTTGGTGAGCAAATGAAGGCGCTGGAAAAAAGGGAGTCAGAGTTAGAGTCTTGGAAGGAAAAGACAGAGGCACACTATAACAAGTCCCTCTCATCCTTACAGCAAGTAATCAATACTCACTTAACCACGCTAGAAGCGGTGAAGAAAAAGGCGTTGACTGAGGGAGGGGCATCAGTGGAAGAGTTGACCGTCCCGGCACAGTTATTGGCTTTTGCTGCTATGCCGATAGACTCCTCAAGTTCCCTGGGCGAGGGGGGTAAGGGTGGTGAAGGTGGTAGTGGTAAGGAATCTTCCAAGTCTCAATCTCAAGCGCCACAGTCACAAGCTCCACAGTCACAAGAGAAACAAACGCAAAAAATAGGGGATATGGGAAATAACGAAATAACCGAACAAACCGTACTAAACGCTGCTATTAGTGGCTTTGGTGCTATGTATGACCTCGAACGTATGCACAGGAAGTTATTCGCGGGGACTGAGCATGAGGACGTGAATTTCTCTGACATCGTGTCTCAAGCACAACAAGAGGGGGTTAGTGTTGCTGATATATATAACCGCCTCTACAACCCTCAGGCACGCAAAGCCGAACTAGACTCCATAGAACTAGAAAAGGCCATAGAAGCGCGTGCGGAAAAACTCTATCAAGAACGTATTTCCAAACACGACCCGTTAACAGGGCAAGGTGGGTTTAATGATTTCACCTCTCTTCTCAATCGTGCTAGTGGAGGGATCAATATGGAATCCGTGGCACTAAAGAATAGTGGGTTAGGGAGTACGGTTGTAGGTTCTCAGACTAATTCTCAGACTAACGGGCAGAACGGACAAGGGAGTGGAGAGCAAGTCACCCACAATATCAACCCATACGGCAACCACGTATTCATTCCCCCCTCTCTTGCTGGGGCTAAAGGACACAATCAACGCAACGCAGAGATACAAGCAGGAGCGAATGAACTTATGGCTCAACTAGCCGCGTTAACTAACGACGGTAAGGGCTAACCATGGCAAAGGGGGGATGTGACGTAAAACTGTTGACACCCCCCTCTTCCCTATGGTCTAATCCCACTTTCACGAGCTTCCCCCCACCTTTGCCGGTCAACGGGGGAATTGGTTAGGTAAGGGGCACGAGCTAAACGGGGCTGGCTCACCCCCCTTACCTAACCTCCAAAATCAGCCCCCTCCTACCCCACCTTTAGTAGTCTCCAACCTCCACGCCTTCCACGTCCGAGAAGAGGCTATTTATTCCCATAAAACTATATTTATAGTCTTTTTACGTAAACCTGAGTATGACACTTCCAATCTACTAGGTACGTACGAACCCTAACAGAAAAGGATCAAAACATGGATGCAATAAATAATCTAATCTCGGCAGCATCGGCTACCACGTTGAAGGTGCTCTATCCTGGTGCTATGCGTGACTTCTACTTCCGCAACTCCCCTTGGATGGCGAGACTACGTGCCTTTGCCACTCAAGCATGGACAGGTGGCTTGTTCCTTGAACTCCCATTTGCATATCAACCCCTTATCGGTGACGCCTATGCTAAGGGAGGGACGTTCATCACGGATAAGGTGGATGTGATCGCGTCAAATCGCTTCTTCCCTCGCTTTTACTACGTCAACCTGACCCAATTCCTTGCTGACTTAGCTGTGTTTAATCGTGGCCCCGCAGCTATCGTTGATCGTCTCTCGATTGACTCGAAAGTGGGCGTTAATACGATGAACGAAATGTTGGCGATTGACTTCTGGCGTCATGGGCAAGGCGTGAGTGGTGGTACAACAGGTAACTCCACAGACCGCTCGCTACGTACTAATGGCGTTGCTGAAGCGGTTAATAACGGTGTAGACCCTAGTTGGACTGGTGAATACTTCCAAGTATACGGTGAAACAGATCGTCGTACTACCTCGGCTTATGGGGATTATCAGACCTCTACTCCCATCTTCTGCGGCAACAGCGATGGGTCAGTAGGCTCCCTTGACTACCTCAAGCTGGATCGTGGCTATAATAACTGCCGCATCAACGCGAAAGAACCTGACATCGGTGTGGGGAATAAGGAAGTCATTACCCTTATTGAGAACCGCGTCCAACCCATGCAGCGGTTTGAAACTGTCACCGATTTTGTCCTTGGCGTTAGTGGGTTACGCATGAAGAACGCTATCATTGTGCAGGATGATTACTGCCCCTCACTGGCTAACGGTAAGAGCAAGCCCACGGGTTCCTTCCTCACTAGCACCTTCTCCTCCCCTGCGACCGTCACAACCTCTTCACGCCTTCCTGCAAGCACAACCATCACAGTAGGAGAAACCTTCTGGTGGTTCACTACCCAGTCATGGAAAGTCACGATGCCTGATGGTATCTATGGCTTCAACTTTACGGGTTATCAACGCCCGCCTAACGCTGATGTGGTAGTGGGGCAAATTCTTCTAGCTATTACGATGTACTGCGAAGATGTACGTCTCAACCAGCAATACTATGGTATTGGCTCATAACCCCTCCTTCTAGTGGAGTGAACGTAAACTTAAACGTAAACTTAGTTGGCATTTAACACGTAACTAATGGAAAGGATCAAACGATATGAATAGAATAGTTCACAGAGGGAGTAAGTTCTATCTCAATCAAACGATAGGTACCCTTATTGGCACCACTGGCCCCTCATCCCCCACAGCAGCAGACCTCGCACAAGGGTTTACTGGACTTCTTGGCGAGAAACATACGTATACGAGGGCGCAGGCACAGGCAGCAACGGATACTACCGTGACTGGGTATGGCGCAACTACTAAGTTGGAAGGCGGGACGTATCAGCTAGTCAAGGTAGCGTCTACCATTACAGGTACGCCTGTTCGTGGCTGTCTTGCGTATTGGCACACCACATCTGCTAACTTAGATACGTTCCAGGTAACGCCTGATGCTGATGCAGGCACCTCTCTCTTCGCAGGCGTATTTATTAACGCCCCAGCAGCAGGGGAGTATTGCTGGATTCAAACAGGAGGGCTGGCGTGGTTCCTTGGTGTAGCGGCACCTACAAAGACGGCAGCGGTAGGTGATCTCCTATTTGCCAGTGTCGTGTCGAATGTGTCCCGCGTGGACAACAAGGCCGATGCTACGGCGATTACGAGCGGGAATTTACGGGGACTTGTGGGGCGTGCTTATGACGCTCTCCCAGGTTCGGGGGTGTCTCGTGGCTTCCTAATTGCCGTATGTGACTTCCCTGGGGATTTGTTAGCCTAATGTACGAGTGCCCCGTCTCCTACTATTCGCTTAACAGAAAGGAATAAATATGGCAGTATCATTTACAGCAGAACCAGCCCTGATGGATTATTCAGGAGCTAGGCACAAGGTGGTAATATTAGACGGTAACTTAGGAGCATACGCAACTAACGGGGTCGCTATTACCCCGGCACAGTTTGGCCTAGCAGAGTTTACTAGCGTTCGTATTACTCCCAAGGCAGCGGCTAACATCCTGCTCTACTCGTTTGAGTACGTATGGAGTACAGGGAAAGTAGTGGGTTTGACGAATGCTGATGGGGCGGAGATTGCTAATGCTACTGATCTAAGTGGCGTGTCTCTCAGGTTTGAGGTAAAGGGAGTCTAACCCCCCTCCCCCCAAGCAACGGGGCTGATAAACAAGGAACAAATAGGAGGACTAGGACGTGTCTACTTTTGAATCTCTCTCTCGGCGCTTCCAAGCCCGACTACCTAGTATCAGCCCCGTTCTCGCTGAAGACTTCATATCTAACGCGTGGAAGAGGATACAAGGGGAGCGGCAGTGGAGTTTTATGCGGCGTCTAGGTACCGTGAACTTCCCCTCATCCCTTACCACAGGTACGTGCTCGGTAACTCGCGGCTCAACCACTCTCACATTTAACGCAGCAGCTATAGCGGCTATACAAGCAGATACGTCCCTTCCCCTATTAGCATACCGTCAAATTCGCCTCCCTGGTGAGCCTGACCGCATCTTTCGTATCTCTTTCGTAGACGCCGATTTTGCCACTAACGGGATAGTTACGTTAGAAGACGTGTACCTAGGCACGACCAACACCACTTCAACCTATCAACTCTACAACGCCTACAATATCCACCTTAAAGGGGATGGAGGGGTAGAGCAGCGTGTAGGTGCTGTCCTCTACTACCGCTCTCGTTATCTATCCGCCTCTTATCTCACGGCTAAACACAAGGTAGATCAAGCAAGACTTCACCTAAACGACCCTGGGCGTACGTCTATGGGTATCCCTCGTAACTTTGCCTTCTCCCATGTTAAGCAGGTAGATATGGGGGACTATACATACGACATACCGTTTTTGGAGTTTTGGCCTCACTGCACCTCTGCACTAACCCTAGAGACGCAATATCTCGTCACCCCTACCTCATTTCGAGAAGACGAAACACAACTAACCCCCTCTCACATAGACGACGAACTAATCTTCCGCGCTGCACTAATAGAGGCATATTCGTGGTGTGAGGCTAATAAGATGAACAATCCTGAACTGCGAGGGGTTAATTGGGTATTCCTAAAATCGCAACTCGTAGGCGGGGTGAACGCTATGCACGACCCCTCTACCTACTCCCACCTCCTCCATAAGTGCAAGAAAAGGGATGACTCGTATATAAACGACACACTTATCCCGGCTGAACTCTACCGTCGTACCTTGATAGATGGTAATATGTATCCTACGAGCGTGGTGGTGGGGATTAGGAGTTAACCCTCCCTCCCCACGAGAAACGTAAACTTAGTTGACAGATAAGGAGAAAAGATATGTCTTGGTCACTCTCAATAGGCCCAACAAAAAAAGAGAACTTACGTGAGGCTATCAACGCTACTTCTATTACTGACTATATTGCTAATTCTGGCCCGATGCTAGACCAACTCCACGCTGCCTTTGACGCAGCGGAGTTATTAGCAAAGTCCGTCCCTGGCCCCTACATTATCTTGGGGCTATCAGGACACGCGAATGGCGTAGGATGGCAAAAGAAGGAAGGCACTGCTAATGATACTATTGATGTAAGAGTTACGCAGGTTACTGAAGAAGACTTACATTATTATAAGCAAACATAACACAAAACAGAAAGGAAACTTTATGGCACAAGGAAATATGGACTCTCCAATGACCCCAGCGTGGGGGTGTTCGATGACCCCCTCAAACACAGCTAACCATCTCCCCTCTGGCATTACCCCCCAAAAGCCGATGGAACCAATTGGCACACTCGAAACAGGCGTATCCCTCTCTCCCAAGGAAGGGAATTTCACGCCATTTCTCGAACAGGATGGGATGCAGAAGTCTAACCTCCCTACACACAAGGCAGGAAGTGTGGGAGGGAAGATGACAAATCTCGACTCCCCTATGACCGACACACTCTTGGGGGGCTTGAAAATCTAACCTCTCCTCCTCTTTACTAGCCTCTTCACGCCTTTACTAGCCCCGTCAATTCCTTAGCCCCCTCTACTCTAGCCCCCACTTAGAGAATATGAAACGTCAACTTAGTTTACACTTCCCCCTATTCCTTATACTTCTCATCTCTTCGCTTTTACTCTCTACTCCCTCCTTAGCACAGTCAGTGGTTAAGTACCAAGACTACGCGTCTAAGGGTGGGGTGAGTGCAGTGGTGCAAGGAACCCCCTCCACCAACAAATTCCCGCAAGTGTTTCCAGGGTGCACTGTAACCGTATATCTAACAGGCACAACGACACTAGCTACGATATACACGAACTCGTCTCTAACCCCTAAAAGTAACCCTTTCACGGCTGATAGTGAGGGAAGAGTAGAGTTTTATATAGCGCCGGGTAGTTATGATATACGCTATAGTGGGACAGGGATAACTACACCATTTACTAGATCGGCGGTTAATATTGGGTCAGGCAGCGGAGGAGGGGGCAGTGGTGTAACTACTACACTATATAATCCTCTTCTATATACTTGCGTAGGAGATGGTGTTACAGATGATCGTAACTGTCTTAACACCCTTGTTAATACGACTATACAACCAGCAGGAGGAAGGCTACTCCTCTCTGCTACATTTCTCATAAACTCTAATCTCAGCATTCCAGCAAACGTTCACATAGATGGGCAATCCGTGGGATACATTAAGGTAGCTACGGGCAAGACGCTGACTGTGCTGGGCAGTATGCCACGCTTCCCCTTGCAATATTTCACGAACTGCGGGCCAAGTCTCGGCACCGTTGATTTCACTGGTAATTACAAAATCGTCGAAGTGTTTCCCGAATGGTTCGGCGCAGATGCGAGCCTGGCTGACAGTGCAGGCTACACCACGAACTATCGGGCGCTTTATGCGGCGATTCATTCGGCGTTTGGTAATCGGGCATCCATATCTGCCGCGACTAATGCCGCGACGGTGCAGTTCACCTACACGGGGGCGAAAATCTCTACGGGTGATACGATCCTGATTTCCGGGGCAACGGGGAATTGGGATAATGGTGGTAATACGATTAACGGGAGTTGGACGGCTACTGCGACGGGGGATCACACCTTTACAATTCCGAGAGATTCCACCACGTTTGGCCCGCTCACGGGCACGGTCGTCGCACACACCAGAAAGAACGGCGTCAATACGCAGTTCAACCGCACGCTGGTGCTAAACGGCGAATATTCGATTAACGATGAAATCCCGCTCTATCACGTCCTGGGGTTCTCAATGCAGGGGGGGAACCAACTCAATCACGGCATCCGGCAGCGCGTCAATGACAAGCGGATATTCGCCGGGGAATCGGTTGCCTACGGAACTTTTAAAAATCTGCGGTTCTCAACTTCAGGTACGTTATCTGGTGGGGGGTTACTAGAGATCAACTACGGCGCAACCCAGGGCGACGATCTCAGGCCACAGAATATCACTTTTCAGGATTGCGTCTTTGATGGGAACTCCTCGGCGCTTGTAGGGGTTTGGATTGCGAAGAGTGGAGGCGGCAGTCAGGGCGACAATATCCGCTTTCTCTATTGCTATGGGCGTTCCTTCACGCACTCAGCTATATTACTAGGCGGAAATGGCATTGCCCCCCTGACAGGCTCCTCCTATGCAACCAATGCGATTCAAGTCATTGTCGAAGGTGGAGATTATCAAAACAACCCTAAGTACGCACACGCCGGGTATGGCGGTAGCTTCATCATATCCAACGTTTCATACGAGAATCAGGTACTAGGGTCGAATGGACGCCCAACGCAGACTGGGGCAGATGTTCACTGCGAAGGGAACTCCTTCCGTTGCAAACTCCTCAATTCCCGCTCTGAATCCTTGCGCGTCGTGGAGGGCGAGGTGGACATCGAAAATCTCCTCATGTCCTCTAACGGATGGTTGCAAAACTGGTACGACTCAAACGCTGCTACCACGCTCACTGGCACCGAAGCCTACGTTGGGCAACTGGTCAGCGGCTCGAAATCGGGCGGGGATGGGAAAGTCTATCGCGTCACGAGAGCCGATAACGTCAACACCGGATACCGCACGATGACCTCGATCACATTGCCTAATGTCATTGGGGATTCCACTGGTACCTATACAGTCAACGAACTGGCGGGTTTAAAGATTTATGCCCAATTCCAGAGCAACCTTTTCGTCGCCTTCGCGGGCACAGTCGTATCCAACACCGCGACGACGATCACCGTAGACACCACAGGCAGTGCGTACACGCTCTCGGATTACACTGCCGGGAACACGAAATATATTGTCTATTACCAGCTACCTATCTGGGGCGGCGTAGCGAAGACCACAGCAACAGGGGGGAGTGGCACAGGCAGCGGCGCGACGATTACGAAAACGGGCGCAGGGTGGACGGTGAACGCCTTCACGGGCTGGCGCGTGTCTCTCCTGGGCAATATTAGTAGTCAAAAGGGAGCCTTACAATGGGGCATCATCGCCTCCAATACTGCCGACACGATTACCCTTGATGCAACAGGGTGGCGCTGCGACTATCCGCTCGACTATCTCCATCCTGATTATCAAATTGTTGCGGCGGATAACACCTCTGAGTTCTGCGTTGAGCCGAACTGGGGCACGACGACGACCAGCGGCACGCTGATTGACTTTGCCGCGTATGACTACTATGCCATTGATGGGGCGAGTCCTGGCACGAATTATCATGTCGGCTACATAAAGAACTCGAACGTGGGCAGTGGGGCGATGGTGCGTACCCTGAGTACAGACATTGACGGCTTACAGGTGTCTCGTGCGGATTGGAACCCTGCGGCGGGTCTTTGGGATGACGGATTCCATAGGCGTCATTGGAAGGGCATTGAGGTCATTCGAGAACGTGGGTTTCAAAAGCCTCTTCCCTGGGTGCCAACGCGCAACGGGTCAACCTCTCCGCTTGGCCCTACCCCGAAAGTCGTTACGTTTGGCACCGACTTTATCACCTGGAACCGGGGACTCTACGGAGGTGGTTCAACGCTCACCGATCTAGGGATTGGCCCCGGTGATGGAGCCAACGCGAATAGCACTCTCAACAAAGACATCCTCGCGTTCGCTGGTGGGATGTTCGGCAAACGTAGTGCGCGCGGCACCAATCAAACGGGACTTGATCTCAATCTCGCTCCTGGCGCAGGTACGGGTTCAGCCAACGGAGGCAACCTTAACTTCTACTACTTCCCCGCAGGTTCTTCTGGCGTCACCGAGAACACTCGCGCCAATGCTTGGAGAATATCAGGCTCGGCGGGGCATCTCTTAGGGGTCACGGACAACACCTTCGACATCGGTGCCAACGGTGCCACCAGACCCCGCACAGGTTACTTCGGGACATCTATCGTCAGTCCTATCGGCACCTTCGCTACATCCATCTCTAGTCCCAAGATCACGAATCTCACCACCAATGGCCTTATCACGACCTCTAGCGGCGACGGAACCCTTGGGATCACAGTCCCAGCCACGGGCATTCTTACGTTCCTCGCAACCTCCTCTAGCGCGAACCTGGCTTCTGCCCTGACCGACGAAACCGGCACCGGAGCAACAGTGTTCGCGGGAAGTCCGACCTTCACGGGCACGACTACGATGGCAACAGCCGCCCCAACAAACATAGTCTCAACCCCTAGTGCCCCGGCTCAACTTACAGCCAACACAAACGACTGGGCACCTACTCTTACCCTAATCATCCGTGCCTCTAGTGATGCTGCTAGGAACGTGACTGGGCTGGTAGCGGGGACAAGTGGGCAAGTCATTTATCTATGGAACGTGGGGGCACAGAACATCGTCCTCATTCATGAGTCTGCTTCTTCTACTACCGCTAATAGGTTCCTCACATCCACTGGGGTAGACCTAACCCTAGCTGCTAATAAATGTGCGTTGATGTTCTACGACGGCACTACAGCAAGATGGAGAGTGGCGTTGTTGCCCTAAACGTAAACTTAGTTGACATATTGCACTAAAGGAGAACCATGAAGAGATTTATATTAACTATTATCTTACTCCCACTTTTACTCATCCTTCTACTTACTACGTCTTTATGGGCACAAGGTAGTTCTTCGTCTCACCCTGTTCGTAAAGTAACGTCATTACCTGCTACGTGTACTGCGGTGGGTAGTAGTAATAGTAGTGATTCTGTACTCTACCAGGGTAGGCTTTATCTATGCACAAGTACGAATACATGGACAGCCGTATCAACAGGCGCAATGGGGATCACTAGCTTGGGAGGGCAGACAGGCGCGACTCAGACCTTTGCAAATGATACAAATGTCACTATCTCAAGTAGCGGCGATACTCATACGTTGGGGTGGGCTGGAACACTAGCAGCGGGCAGGCTGAACAGTAATGTTGTTCAGGCAATCACCAATGATACTAATATTCAAGGCTCAATTACCGCACAGAATTTGACACTAGCTTGGGCTGGAACACTCGCCAAAGCCCGACAGCACACAGCAACCGTATATAACGATGCGGCCAATGTCTGGTCAACTGGGTTGCAGGACTTTAATGCAGCTACCATAAAGGTACCTATTAGTATTGGGTATGCCCCAACGGTAAGCGGCTTGTTTGGCTATGACTCCACGGCGAATGTGTTCACGGGCGGTGCGAATGGGACGAATCGCATCTTCGTGACTCGTGATGCGACAGAAGCCTTGGCGAACAAAACCCTGGGAGCGACCACCTTCACAGGGAAGCTCTCTGGCTCAGGAGCAGCCCTGGAATTGGATGATGTGAACGGCGTGCAGGCGTCAGGCGGGATTCGGATGGGTTCAGCGGCCAATAATCACACAAGTCTTGGTTGGGTAGCGGGGCTTATAGGTGTACGAACAACGGGAAAATATGGTTTCACATCCTCAGCTACAGATGCCACTGGTACGCAGGATACCTCTTGGTGTCGCAATGCTGCTGGGGTTCACGAATTTAATAGAGGGGCTTGTGGTTCAAATTTAGGGTTAAAAGTAACCGCTACAGCAAGCGGAGTAAATAACCTCAACATCGCTAGTGCAGCTACTACTGGACACCCTACAATCACAGCAGAGGGCAGTGATACTAATATCAACGTGAATCTAGTTCCTAAAGGCTCAGGCGTTGGGCAGGTTAACGGGTCAACAATAGTCACTTCTGACAACACGATCACGAAAACCAATCTAACCCTCGACGCCGAAGGGACGGGTAATGTACTCGCGATCCCCGTGAAATTCGGCGTGGCGGCGGCGGGGTGCAATGGAACCACGGCAGGGAACGTCTTGAACCTGCCCACGTCCGCCGCGCCAACGGCGGCGTGTATCGGCACCACAGTCACGACAGGCTTTTTGGATTACGCTGATGGTTCCACCACAGCCGCGCACGGGATTTTTACTCTGCCTAGTGATTGGACTTCGACAGGCGGGGTAGACATTACGCTCTACTACACAGGATCAACCAGTTCCACGAATAACTTTCGGGCGCAGGTGTCCACGGGATGCGTGGCGGACGGTGAAGATTTAACCGCCCCAACATTCAACACGGCCAGCGCCTCTAACACGGCTGGCCCAACCACAGCAGCGCAACGCAAGAGCGTGACGTTTACAGGCGTAGCTGTAACGAACTGCGCAGCCTCAGAAACCATGTACGTGAAAATTGAGCGTGTAGGTGCCGATGCAGGCGATGCAAATACAGGGAATTTCCGGCTGTTAGAGATGATTGTCACGATTCGGAGGTCAATGTAATGCTACGACGAGAGTTTATCAAATCTGCTGCGGCAGGATTATTCCTGCCTACATATTCCTGGGGGCAGGATCGCTATGGCGCGAGCATCGGGCGACGCCCGCAGGTAGGGACAGGACTTACGGTGGCCTTCGATGCTGCGACGAGCAGCACCACCACATCTTTCAGCCATACCTGTACCGGGTCGAACCGACTTTTAATTCTATTTATCAAAACCAAAGACCTGTCAGGCGGTATATCAGCAACTTACAATAGCGTTAGTTTTAGCGCCAGCGGCAACACTGCTGATATTCAAGGCACAGATTTATCTTTATACCGGGTTTATCTGATGAGCCTAGTAGCGCCAGCGAGCGGCACCAATACCGTAGCAGTGACCGGCACCGGACTGGTATCGTTTATCACTGCCAGCTTTACGGACGTGCATCAAACTACGGCGCTTGGAACCATATCAGCACAAACCGCCACCGCTACTGTATCTCCAAGTGGGTACACTTCGGGGGATATGATTATCGGGGCTTCCATAGACACTAGCACAGGAACTTTGAGTTCCAGCAATACCGCAATCGGTACCTCGACCTCAGGTTTGCTTGGTGGCCGCCGCAGCGATTCCGGTAGCTTAACCTGGACAGGGCACGCAGATGAAAAAGCAGTTATTGGTGTAGTGGTTAAGCACGCATAGGCAGACGACCGCCTGTCTCACTGTAACGCCCAAAGCCCGCTGATTCCGGCGGGAAGCCAAGCGCGACTGCCTACGTTGCTATCACGCACCTACTCTTTGCCCCATCAACCTAGCCCTTATAGGACATACACATATATGAGCAAACAAATTACTTTTCTAATAGGCGCACTAGGAGTTATCGCAGGAGTGTTGGATAAATTCTCTGACACCTTTGCTGGCTACCCCACAATATCAAAATTCCTTCCCGTAGCTATCGCCATAACCCTAGCACTTGTGGCATACTATAACCTCTACTGGAACCCTGATGGCACCCATGCTTCTGAAGCCTATAAGCCAAAAGGTAAGGATGACGAGAATAACGAGGAGTAAACGTAAACCAAGTTGACACTTCTACTAACACGTAGAAATAAGGAGTCCCAAATATGTTAGATCGTAGAACTTTTCTTTTAGGTACTATTCCTATTACCTTAGCCTTTGTCGCACCTTTATGTGACAAGAGGGGTGGAGTTAAGCCTAGCGAACAACTCACAGCCGCTCGTGCATTTGCTATATTCCCTGTAGCTCTAGGCGCAGCGAGTGAGGTCATTGAGGTATTGGAGGGGGATAAGGATTGGACAGCCACACAAGCTAGTAAGGCTAATAGGCTGTTAGATGGTGTGTTGGTGAAGATGGACACGGCTTTTTCTCTCATTACAAGTGGGAAGTTTGATGTTGATACAGTGAGACAACTACTCACAAGTATCCTGGATACGCTTGAGCAGGGGGTGAAGGATGGAACGTTAGGGGTGAAGAACCCCACTAAGCAACTCTACTTCTCCTCTCTCATTACAGCAGCTAGATCAGTTATCACAAGTATCTATACGGTAGCTGATGCACTACAGCCATTACCAAAGGAGATGGAGACGGCACGGGCGCAGGAATCCCTCACGGCAGGGGGTGTGGCGGCTATCGTATCTATCATAGCCGCAGCGACGGTTGAGATTAAAATTACTCGTGATGAAACGAACGTGAAAGAGTTACAACGTAGGACTAAGGAGAAAAGTGAGGGTGTGCACGCGGTGTTGAGAAGTCGGTTTTAAGGTGGATAATACTACCCGTTTGTGGTAGTATCTCATTGGCAAGCAGACAAAGCAGATACCATACGATGCTTTTTTATCATCTCCAAAACTCCTTACGGGGAGACTCCTTACGGGGAGGAGGAATAAAACCCTCCTCCCTTTTTCTTACCCATATATAGGTATAGAAATATGCAAGGCTACACATTCACTCAAACAGTCTCCCAAGTACGTGCCTTACTAGCGGAACGCCTTAATGACCCTTCAATGACTTTCTTCTCTAGTGAGGAATTGACGTTCTATCTACAAGAGGCATTAGAGACGTTCAATACACACGCACGCTACTTTCGTACCTTCTCTTCCCTCTCTGTAGCTGCTAATACACAATTCACGTCTCTCCAACTCGCTAGTTCCTTGGACGAGACTAACGCGCCCTTTATTCCACTAGACAACTACCAATTCTCAGGGCAGCAAGTTCTCAAGTCCCTCCTCTTACATTTAATGGAGTCACAATCTACCTCTACCATCCCCACACGCACTGGGCACATCTCTGATAACCAGCTTATCTCATGCCTAAACCAAGCGTGTGACAGATTCGCCCAAGAATCCCAAGCGTTCATCTATCGTACTGCTACCATATCTACAGTAGCAGGGGTAAGGCGTGTCACTCTCCCTGCTGACGTACACGACGTTCAGCGTATCGAACTCACTACCATTGACGCTAACGCTCCCATATACATAGTACAGCGGATTACTAAGGACGAGTTAGACAAACTCCTACCCTCTCTCAACACACAAGTAGGGAGGCCACGTTACTTTACCGTCTCCAATACCCCGGTGCGTAACCTCGATCTCTACCCCACGCCTGATGATACCTACCCCTTAGGTATCTATAGCGTAAACAATCTAACACACCTAACCCCATATACAACAGGGCTATTCACAGCCGATGAAACCCTTACCTATCCCCGTCAGTGGTGGCCTGCTGTGAAGTTCCTAACCCTCCACCTTATATACTCCTTTGACGGCCCACTAAAACACCCTCAACTCTCTGACTACTGCCGTCAAAGATACGAACAATACCTCCTTCTATCGCGCTCGTGGCACCCTATCGAACACGCTTATCACAACGGCGCACTCCTCGACGTATGTGGGGTGGAGGAACTGGACTTCCTAGACCCACGGTGGCGCAACCCTACAAACTCCACTAGCCCCGTCAAAAAACTCGCGCTACTAGGGCAGAACCTTGTCTTCTTACGTCGCAAGAACGGTGCAACCCCAATCACCCTAACCTTTGACCTAATCCCCCTAGCTCCCTCACTTACAGCTAACGATCAAATGTTCCCAGTCGGGGAAGACTATCTCTCCTACGTCTTAGACTATGCACAACACATCGCCACTATAAAGATGGGAGGTGTGGAGTTCACTACCACCCTACCCCTCTATCAAAACTTCCTTCGTGGATGTGCGAGAGTTAACGACAAGCTCCAACTTGGCGCACTCAGGAAGGTGATGAATAGTGAGGTAGCGGTAGGACAAAAGCCCCGTAGAACAGATGGACGTGAGGGGTTAGTTCCCACAACCACGTCACAGGAGCAAGATAGCCCTCAATACGCCCCTCAATAGCCCCTAGCCTGCCCCACAATATGTAAACTAGGTTGACACTTATGGCACAGTTTAACGATACTCCTCCTCAAAGTTACCGTTTTGGTGTTGGTGGAATGCAAGTCTCCCGTGCTCTCGAATTACTAGAGGAGCATAAGATAGCTTACGGGCGTAATATTCGTAACTACAAAACTGGGGAGATACGCCCCCGTCCAGGGTTAGGCACTTCTCTTTTCAACGGTGCATTAGGAACCACTACCATCCATACGCTACGACGGTTTAATGATCCTACGAGTAACGCCTACTTTTACATCATCGGCGCGGGAGATAAACTCTATACGCTAAATGAATCTGCTATCCCAGGTGCAGAGTTAGCTAGTGGGTTTAGTGGCTTGCCCTTACAACTAGCTTTCATACGCCCCTATCGTAGTGCGTATAACTGGGCGTACATCTCCGACTCTGCTCGTATGGTAAAGATTGGCCCAGCACAGCAGCTACAAAACTGGTCTATCCAACCCCTCACTACCCCCCTGAGCGTTCTCTTGGGCACGTTAAACTTCAAAACCATCTCTGATTTTGACAGTACGGGGTCATGGGCGAATACAGGTACAGCGGGGGCGCTAAGCGTGTCTACTCGCATCTCTTTCACCATCCCAGCCTCGTCTATCCTATACGACGTGGGCTCGACAGGGTGGGCGAATATAATCCCCACAACCCTAGATGATAACTTCCAACCCGGTGTCTCACTCGTTTATAACAGCGGAGGAGGTACAGAAGAGCGTGCACTTATCTCTCAGGTGTTTAAGGCTAGTGGCTCGACTACCGTAAAAGCGATACGATATGACTCAGGATCAACGGGACGATGTATTATCCAACTCGAAAACCCGTATGACATGGTTCTCGAAAAGGACGGTACGGTTAAGCTCACTACCTCAGGAGGCGCGTCTAGTGAGTTCTGCCGGATTATAGACGTAATCTCATCTCCCATAAATAAACCAGCGATAATTGTGTCAACCACGTTGACGCATACTACCTCATCTACGTGTGAGGCTGTACGCTCCTATCGCACATACCTACAAAACACGCACGCGGCGGGGGAAACAGTAGCAGGGAGTTATATGAGGTCTACAGTGAGTAGTGGGACTGGGTATATTACGCTCACTACCTCTCTCGACCTCTCAACCTCTTCTACGCCCGCTGTCTCCCCCTTTTGTGACCGTGACACAATACACTTATCTATTAGGGTAAGTAACCCTGCGAATATTACTGAAATCATTCTACAGTTAGACGTTGATAGGGCGACTAATGACTTCACGAAGAACTACTATCAATATACGATTCAGCCAGCCGCGTTAACAACAAGCGCGACGGCACTAACGGCAGCACAGGTGGATTTACAAAGAGAGCAGATACTTGTAGGGTATAGGGTACCTGATAACTACTCATCCTATTACGATTACGATAGGAGTTATGGGTATGATGGGAATAATTACTACTCAGGGTCGCCTGGGCAAGTAGACTACTCTCTTCGCTCCCCCCAAGGCGCGTATCAGGAACCAGTCTACGAATACGGCACGATCTCTAACCCATCAGGTGTGAGTGACGCGGCTACGGGAAGTAGTCAGTGGACGGAACTTGTAGTGCGCCTATCGGACTTCAAGCGTATTGGTAGTGACACGTCTCGTGGGTGGAAGGATGTAGCAGCGTTACAGGTTAAGGTGGTGTGTACTGCGAGTGTAGACGTGGATATAGACTCGTGGTATATCGGGGGAACGGGGCAACTCAATAACGCGAATATAGGGCAACCTATTAACTACGTAGCGACGTGCTATAACGACCTCACTGGCGATGAGTCCCTACCCTGCCCACCACTTCGTAGCGGGTTGAAGGTGAATCTCGCTACTGCCACCCTCACTATTACACAATCACTAGACACACAAGTAACGAGGTATAAGTTCTATCGTATTGGAGGGCTACTTAACCAATTTACATACATAGGGAGCGTACCTCATAAGAACGCATCTTCCACCACTACGTTCATAGATAACTTCCCTGATGAGGACGTAGTAGCTAACCCCCCACTGTCTCGTGACAATTACCCCGTCTTTCCCCAACTAGACATTCCTCGTAGTGGCACAGCTACCATCGTAGGTAACATCCTCACTAGAACAGGAGGCACAGACACTTTCAACACTTCATGGGCGGCAGGCTCACGTATTACCATTACAGACGAATCAACTGGCCTTTCATTCGACACCAACCTATACTCCTCCCCTATCTCCACTACTCTCGTGGAACTAGAAGAGAGCTTACCATTCACATCTGCTACGTCTCTGAAATGGAAAATAAATGAGCCTGTCTTACTTGGGCAACCTGTGCGTGCGATCTTTGGCCCCTACACCTCAGGGCTAGACCTCCCTGTTATATTCGGCCTAGGGTGTATGTATCAGGCAGGTACGCTGTTTTGGACGAACAAGGGAATGCCTGGAAGCGCGTCTCTCAATAACCAAGTAGAGGTAACTACGCCCGAAGAACCACTAATAGGTGGCTTTTTGTATGATACACAAGCATTCGTCTTCTCCACCGAACGACTCTTTCATATCACGCAAGTTCCTACCGAGGATGGGTCGCTGATGTTCCAGCCGAACGAGGTGGCTAATTCTAAGGGGCTTATCTCCCCTTCATGTGTATCGGTAGGTCAAGTAGCAGTGTTCGTAGGGAAGGATGGAGTTTACGTAACTACCGGGGGGCAACCTCGTAGTATCACAGACCGTGATCTCTACACCATATTCCCACATGACTCACAAGCGGGTGTTGCTAGTGGCCCACAGAATGAACTCCTCCCACTAGACCTCTCTCTAGCCTCATCGTTCCATCTCACTCATCATAACGACTTCTTCTACCTATCGTACATAAACACGTCTGCCCAGCGCCGCATCCTCGTGTTCGACGTATCCAAAATAATCAGTGGGCTGGCTACGACGGATGATGTAGGGGGATGGGTGAGTATTGACGACTACACTCCACAAGTTAACTTCCTCTATTCCGAAGAAGGTGTCACTAACCCACTACTCCTAGCCGCTGGGAACGACGGGAAGGTGTATGTACTAAACGCTTCTACTGACGTTGGTGGCGCGTTCACTTGGGAGGTAGAGTCACGAGGGTTCAACCTTGGCGCTCCTGACACCATCAAAACCTTATCAGCAGTGGGTGTGAAGGCTAAACCTAACGGCGCTACTATCACTACTAGAGTACGTATCAACAACCTCACTACTACGACTTCTCTGGGTACGTTCACAGGCACGGACGATGCCTGGTACAAGGTATCTACTGACACAACTGATGGAGATATAGTATGTGATTCTTACTCCATCCGTCTAAGTGGAACCTCACACGCTACACAAGTCCCTACCCTCCTGGCTCTCTCCTTTGGTGTAGAGTTAGGTGGGGAAGTTACGGGGGTAGCGTGGACTCAGAGGGATAACTTAGGGGATAGTGGGGCGAAATGGGTACAAGGGGTAGAGGTTGAGGCGAATACTAATGGCGTGAATAAACAATACACGATCATCTATGACGATAATCAAACAGGCCCTACGATCACACTTAACCACGCTTCACGGTCAATCAAGCCCTACACCTTCACGCCCTTTATCGCTCATACCATACGTCTCCAACCCCTCACTGCCACAAAGATAGAGTTGTATGATATGCGCTGGATATGGGAACCGGAACCAGATTTAGCACGTAATTGGGTGCCACAACCCACTTCCTTCGACATCCCCGGCTGGCATCATATACGCTCGTGCTTCATCGCTCTACGTAGCACCTCTACCGTAACTCTCACAATCGTAGTAAAGGGGGATAACGACTCCTCCCGTACATATACCTACGACATTCCCTCCACTTCGGGCGAACATTTACGTGTATATCTCCCGCTTAACTCCATAAAGGGTACTATCACCTCCCTCTCTCTCTCTTCCTCTACTGGCTTTCGTGTGTATCAAAAGGATATAGAGTTTCACGTAAAACCTTGGGGAAGCAACTCTTCGTATGGTATAATTAAGCCCTTCGGACAAATTAGTAGGATTAAGGGAGCAACTATTTAACCTCCCTCACGATAAAAGGAACTAGAAAATGCCAACATCACTCATCACATTCGCTAACGATGCCACGGTACTAGACGTAACCGCAAATACCTTCAACCTCTATTCCCTCCTCACAGTAGCAGGGGCTAACCGTGGCTACTCTGCCTCTAAGACGTTTAGTGAGGACGAGATAGGCAAACTAGCCTCTATGGTATTCCTGGGATGTCCTGATGATTCAGTAAACCTTATCTACGTAGCCGATGACTCAGGGGTAGCCACTACGCACTACTTTAAGAAGCTCAAACCAGATGGGGATATGTGGGACGTTACACAATTAGCCAACGCCATCTCACTCAAGAACCTATGGTTTCGCCCAGCAGCTACAGGGAGTAAACTAGCCGTCTATTTTCGTTTCTTCTAAGCCTATTCACACGTTATTTGTTATCTGTAAACTTAGTTGACATATTCTCTATATGAGTACCTATATTCCCCCCAAACACGGCTTTACTGACGAAACATACCGCGTCATCTTAGAGTTGTCGAAGAGGGTAGGTGAGTTGGAGAATAGGTTAAGGGCGCAGGGAAGTGGGGGTGGGAAGGGTGGTGAAAGGGTAGGGGGGTTGAGTGATAGAGTTAGTATTCCAGCGGCTAGTGATCCTAACGCACAGGCAGCGGTATATGGTATAGGGATCAATCCTAATGTGCCGAATATTAGCATTAGTGGTACAGGGGTGGGGGCGGCGTTTGGCACCTCCCCTTCGTTCTCTATGTCTATTAGTAACGCGTCTACGTTTCGTGGTGCTATTAGTGCAGCGGCTAAGGCGAATCCGGCAATAGTGGCGGCGACTATACCACTGGCGAAGATTACAGGTGGGGGAGTAGATGGAAGTATTACGGTTAATGCAGAGGGGATAGTTACGGCGTATGTAGCGCCGACATAACACCTAAAACAATATAGACCCTAAAACAGTATAGATAGGAGTAGATGAAATGATTACATTACACGTACTAAATGAATTGTGGTATAGACTGTCTGTAGACAGTGAAAAACCTAATTTATTATTGGTAGATAAAGATGAGATAAGTAAGAGATTGTGCCCTGATACTATAGGTATAGATGGGCAGTTTAGATAGGCAACTATGATAGCAATACCTAAGTTGTGTGAGTTAACTGGTATGGAGGCTATGATGGTTAATTATAAAGCTAACAAAACTGGCGGCATTAAGAATGGTGATGTAATAGTAATTTAAGTTCTATGACATACGCACAAGCAGATATGCAACAACCAAAGCCCGAAGTTCTGAAGGTAAGTAATGGGGTACGATACGTCCTACTCCCAGGCTCATTGAATCACCTAGCCCAGTTCCCCGATGACCCCATCATCTTCCCACAGGAGTTCCTTATACTCGCGGCGTTTAATGAAGTGGGCGAGTTATTAGGGAGGACAATGTGGGTTAACCTTCCTCATATTGAGGGGACACAGGTGAGGGAGGATATGGAGGGGACTAGGGTAGCGTATAATCTAGTCTCTTTGATTGAGGAGCAGATAAAGAGTAGCGGTAGAGATTATACGTGGGCATTTGTGCAGGATGGGGACTTGGACGTAGAGAATTATATGTCACGATTAGGATACTTAAAAGTACCTATTCAAGTATGGGTAAAAAATAATAGAGATGAGGGAAATGAGGAAGTGAAGAAGATGATACGTGATGCTAATAAAGCTATAAGGAAAAAACGTAAGAAAGAGGGTAGATAATCATGCCAGTTTTACCATTCATTCCAGCAATCGTAGGAGGAGTTACTTCCGTCGTTAGTGCGGTGAAGAACTCGAACGCACAGAAGAAGCAACTCGCACTACAGCAACAGGCAGTTGATAAGCAGAACCAAGTGATAGATCAACAGATGGAAGGCTCTAAGTTAGCATACGACTACGCTAAAGAGTTCTTTCCTAAGATCAACGAATACCTCTCCCCTGTAGGTAATCGCGCTAAACGTATCTTCACTGGGGACGCTACAGCGATTAACGAAGAGATACGCCCTGAAATGGACAACTATCTCAATTCGGTGAGGCAACAGGAACAATATCTCAACGCTTACTCCTCTCGTGGCACTACAGGCACGAGACTTATTGATTCGTTCTTTCGTAAAAGTGCTGATGTAGCAAATATGCGCTCACAAGCACGTTCAAACGCCGGGAACACGCTACAGAACTTAGGCTCTATCTATGCCAACATCGCTAGTGCTAACCTTGCCAACGCTAGTGGTTCATCGGCTAGTGCTAGTAACGCCTTAACCGCGCAACAGTCTATTGCAGCGGGGCAACTAAACTCGCTCAGGAGTGAGGGGCAAGGAATTGGTAGGTCTATAGGCCAGCTACTAGGCTTGTTTAACTGGCGAGCGAAATCCCTAGGGGACTTCTTCGGTACGAGTGGGAGTAGTGGACGGCCAAGAGTGGTGGGTAGTGGTGGGTAGTGGTGGTGGTATAGATAATGGTGGGGTGTATGTCGGGGAGTAAAACGTAAACTTGAGTATGACACTTTTGTAAGGTAGGTAGAGATGGAACAAGTAAGAGAGAAGATAGATTTGAGTAATAAGGGTAGAGAGGACTGGACAAGTGAGGAGAAAGCGACTGTCTCCTCGTGGAGTATATCTAAGTGTAGTCATTGTAGCTGTCCCTATCTACGAGTTAACTATATGGGGCCAACCTACCTCAGATACGCGTGTAATAATTGTCACAACCTTACTGTGTTGGTAGGTAACGAATAGAATAGGAGAAATTTATGGGCATATTAGGTGGTATTGCGGAAGGAATACTTGAACGCCCTCTACAAGAACGATCCCAGCAGGACGCGTTTAACCTCCAAAAGCGTCAGGCTAGGTATAAGCACGCGTTTGACACCTTAGACGATATACGCGAGGAGGATTTACCCCTTGCTATACAGGCACTAGATGAGCTAACGCAAGCTAAAACGCCTGAGAAGGAAGACGCGGCGTATGGGAGATTCGTCTCTCTCCTTCGTACTGAGGATTATGGGAGGGAGCAACAAACGGGCGAGCATAACGCAGCGGTGGGGGGACAAGTGGGTGCGAGTAGTCGTCCTCGTATTGCTATGGATGAGGGTATGAACGCCGAACTCTCTAACCCCCAGGGACTCATAACGCGTCCTACTAATGACTACGCACAGGGGGGGATACGGTTGAAGAGTAGTGAGGGAGAGATGGGAAGGAAGCTGAAGTTTTACGAGGCACAGCAGGAGGCGCAGACTCGTCGTGCGTTATTAGTAGAGCAAGAACGTCGCCGTACCACTCTCGACAAACTCCAAGCACAGTCTGAGCAGTTAGGGGTTCAAGGCGTGAAGGAAGGGGTAGATGATAACGGGAATCAGGTGATTACGTACTTCGATAAGAAGACAGGGCAGCATCATTCCTTTACTAACAACGGTGTCACTCCTGCCCAGAAAATGATTAGTGATAACCGCTTGGCGTATCAGGAGGAACGGGATACTGAGTTACTTAGAGAGCATGCAAGACAGTTTAACGCCAATCTTAATCTCAAGAACCGCGAACTCGCAGTAGACACGAGGTTCAAGGAAGCGCAGATGGAGGATATGAAACAGAAACTCCTTCTCCAACAAACAGGCGCTAATCGTGACACTACTGAACGTGAGATAGACTCTCTCTTTGACCAGTACAAACTAGCCAACTCCACCATTCTTGACGAGATTAAGAGTACATTTGAGCAGGAAAAGGCGGTACAAGCGAATCTTATCTTGCCAGACGCGCAGAAGATTCAACAACTCCAAGCTCTACAGACAAGGCGTGAGGAGTTGGAGAAGAAGAGGGTGGAGATATGGAGACGGGTGGAACAAGAGGCTGATAAGTTGCGCAAGGGTAAGGCAGAAACGAAGAAGAAGGTGGGGCAGATAACCAGCACTCCTACTCCCAAGGCGTCCTCCTCGTCTACAGGGGGGAACAAGGCCACGACTCCGCAACTCGCTACCCCACAGCTTAACAAGGGGGAGTATCGTAATATCTTCAAACGCCTCGACAAGAGCATACCTAAAAAGTAAGCCTAGTCTGTAAACTAAGTTGACACTTCAGCCCCTCCTTTCCTCTAGCCCCTCCTAGTATAAAGTTATGACTCCACAAACATCCACTCCCGCTCGCCCCCGTCGTACAGCTAACCCTAAGGTATATACGCTTGACCCTCAAGCCGCATTGGACTTACAAGAGGGGGATGAGGTTGATCTTGAGAAGTTCACGGACGATCTTATTTCCCAATCTCCTATGACGAAGGAGATGGGGCAGGATAAGGCGCGTAGGTTATTTCGTGCGATGTTTGAGACGGAGAGTAATAACGACCCTAACGTGCGGGATAGCCAAAAGGGGGCGAGGGGGATGGAACAGGTGATGGAGTCTCTAGCTGATGAGTACGGGCTAGATAGGAACGATCCAGTTCAACGCCGCTTCATCGCCATAGACTATCTCTCGCGGGGGTGGAAGTACGCATCTCGTTACACCGAAGACCCGATTGAGCGGGCAGGGGTGGCCGTGAGTTTTTATCACGGGGGAGAGGGTGCGCTCAAGAACCTTATCAAGCAAGATGGGTTACTATCGCGTACAAGTGATGGTGGAATTACGACGAATGACCATGTTATGAAGGTGTTGGGGGAGTGGGATAGGTTAGAGGGAGAGGCGTTAGGGGAGATGTCAGGGGAGGAGACGGATGATTCTAACTACATCATGAAGGGGGATGAGCCTATTCTAAAGATGGAAGGATTAGCTGACTCCACTATTCCTATCTCGAAAATGGAGGGCACAGACTCCCCACTCGTAGCCTCACCTCTCACTCCCGAAGAAGTACGCATGAGGAAGGAGACGAATCGTGGAATACAAGTACGGAATTTATGGCTCAAGGCCGACAACCCCAACGCCTACCCCGACGCACAGCAATTAACCTCCCTCATCCGTCGCACCTTTCCTGTGGAGAAGCGCGCGGCGTTTGACCGTGCTCTACAGACATATTATGAAGAGGGAGTGGAGACATGGGCACACACTTCCCCTGAAGCAGTAGCACGGCATTCTAAGATCACCAAAGATGAGCAAGGTAACGATCAACTCTTAGTTAACGCCGTAGTCTATCCTGATTTCGATAAGGTGGTGGATACGTTCTACTCTCAGGGGGATGAGGCAGGGAGGGAGATGATACGTGCGAATAAGGCACAACAAGAGGCAGAGGAAGAGGCACGCGTCTTAGAGCATAACAAGCGCCTTTTACGGCTCAAGACATTGATGGAGTTAGGAGGGGCATTCACTAACATACCCAACCTACGCTTTGAAATTGACAAGTATAAGAACAGTGATTCTAAACTGGCCTCTACTTACGCGGCTACACTAAATACTATACAGTCAGGATGGGAGGAGTTAGCGGCTGGTGGTGTGGATATAGCGGCTAGTATGATGAGTAGGTTTGGGTTCGGGAGTGTTGAAGGGGCGCTGAACGACCTCTCTAGCGATATACGAGATATACGCGCTATAGAAACGGCACAAGTAGAGGAGAATTATGCGCGTACGGGGGCGAGGGACTATTCCTTAGGCGCTATTACTTCTACGGGTGAAGGGTTGACGGGGTACGTGGGGTTTAAGAAGGGCGACCTCCTCTTTGACCTCAAGCCCTTCGCTATCGGACGTTCTATTGGTGAAGGGTTGGCACAAGCAGGAGAGATGGTAGCTGCTGGAATGCTTGGCGGGCCAGGAGGGTTATATTATCACTCCCTCTATAAGGGCTTGTTGCAGGGAAAGGATATTGGGCGTGCTGGTGGAGAGGCGTTACTAGCTGGTACATTAGCAGAAGTAGCACCACTAATGAACTCCCTCCCCGCTAGATTACGTCCTATAGCTACGTCTCAGCTATTTAGTGCGCCTACTACCTTCGCGGATTATCGCTCTCGTCGCGCACGGTGGGAATCCCTCTCTCCTGAGCAGCGTAAGGGAATGGTTGAACCTACGTTCAACTGGGATATGTATATTCGAGATAGCGTATCGGGTGCTATCCTCAACATCACTGACGTACTGCCTAAGGGGAGTGAGAAGTTACTACACCTCAACCTCCCCAACGACCCTACTGCCATAGCCCTATACAAGACGAACACGTATGTTCACGAAATGATGAGGCAGGCGGCTAGGCAACGTCTACTCCCACAACTCCCCCCCGGCGTAGAGGCAGAGATACTAGCGCGTATGGAGATAGGCGAGAATATGGCTAACTATCTCCAAAATATCCTACCCCCAAGAGCCGAGCCGAAGTTACTAAGTTCAGGGGCGGATACGCGCCTCCTAGCCACTAAGGAGAAGGTAGAGCAGGCGAAGAGGGAGAGGTATGAGAGGCAAGCAGATCAACAAATCCAAGACTTAGACCGTGACTTCACTCCACAGAACCTAATGACCTCCCTTGAACTATTTCGTCAGGGCGTAGATAATTCCCTCGCCGCTTTAAAGACGTTCGAGCAGGGGCGGGTGCCTAGCGACTACGACCCTGAAGCTGTTAGTAAGGCGATTGCCGCGTTCGAGACAGCACGTAAGACCCTTATCGAAGCAAAGGATAAGTTGTTACAAGAGGGTGGGATACTGGATCAACGCTCTCTAATCCTCTTCCGTGACGCTTCATCTAGCGCCATTAACACGATCAAGAACGCGATGGCAGAGATTAACTACCAAGCCAATAGAGCGAAGAGGAGTGCGGTAGAGAAGGGAATGATAGGCGTTGTAGACAACCCACGTATTAAGGGCGTAGGGAAAAGTGCAGGAGTAGAACTTACCAACTCCCTACAACGCTTCGTTGACGAGAACAAGTCGTTCTTAGAAGGGTCAGAGGTACAGGATGTGGTGTATCACGGTACTGTAGGGGACTTTATAGATATATCACCTAATCCTACAGCAAAGGAACCAGGGGCACATTTTGGCACAGCAAAAGCCGCAGATAAATTTACTGCCTTACCTGTATGGTTGGATACCCCAGGGAAAGGGGGGAATATACGCCCCTCTCTCATCAACATAAAGAACCCTATAGTTGTAGATGACGTGTTTGGAGGTGGGCCACGCGTCCTTGCCGAACACCTCTTGGAAAAGGGAATATTACTTCCTGAGGAAATGAGCAAGTTTCGTATCAAGCGAGTAAACGACGAGGGAGATGCACGGTTGATGGCGTCCTTGGTAGAGACGCTTAAACGTAAGGGATATGACGGGTTTAAGTACAAAAACCGTGCAGAGGATGTAGGGTCTACTTCATGGGTAGTGTTCGATAAGTCACAGATTAAAAGCGCGACTACGAATAAGGTAGGTAGGTTAGTGGGTAGTAAGGGTAAAACGTCAACTAAGTTTACATCTCCTACCTCCACTACTACCACTACTCCCACTACGCCTAAGAGTGAGCCTAACCACATGGCTAACGGCGCTATAAAGAGTGTGGAGGTGATGGCTAAGACGCCTGTAGTTGTCACGTCTGACGGAGAACTACAGCCACTCAATAAGGTGCTGACGAACGTGCAAGTGTTAGAGGGAATGGGGGATGATGGGGGGACGATGTATCGTGCGGTGTTCCTCAACACACGGGGAGAGGTGAGTTATGAGACGGTAGATTCGTTTACGGCTGAGTTGTTGCAGAAGCAACTTACGAGAACGGGGGAGTTGATGAGTGAGGGAAAAGGGGTTGATGAAGCGGCGAGGATAGTAGCGGAGGGGCAACCGAGTGAGATTGACATGGGGCTGGGACGGGTTGAGGCACAGTTGAAGCCCAATAAGGAGTCTACCTCTCCACCCACTAGGTTCACAAAATCCTCCCCCCCAAAGGTAGGCCAACGTGTATGGGATCATCAGTCACAATCCTACGGTATAGTTACTAAGGTGAATAAGGGGTCTGTTAAGCTTACACTAGAAAAGGATGCAGGAGGGAGTGAACCTATAACTACTACTAGCGACTTTAATATGATTAGTAGTGAGAAGCCTTCTAGTGCAGGTGAACGCCCACGTATAGTAGGAGGAAGAGGTGAGCAAGGGTTCATCTCCCCCGACCTCCTACTAGGAGGCGTTCTCATCTGGCAAGGCGCTAAGCTTGCCAAAGACATCATCAACCGCGCCTTACAAACCCACGAAGGTACCATTCTACGTAATGAACTAGGCAATACGTTTATCTACAAGGGTAGGTTCTTACGTGAGGTTAGTGAACGTGCGTTTAGAGCGTTATTAAGTACAACTAAAGCAGGCCCATTAACCCGTTTTCTTATGAAGGAAGTAGGGGAAGAAGTTAATAATATTTTATCTCCTATAGGAAAGGACTTCAAGTGGCTAGTCACGGAACTAGGGCAACAGGATCGTCTTGACGGCATAGACTCGTGGATGGGTAGACAAATAAACTACATACGGAACCTTAATGAAACTGACTTGATTCTCTCATGGGCTGGATCACGCCCTGATTTCGACTGGCGCTCTAACGTAGAAGCGTTCTCAAAGGCTCGCCCCCAAGACTTCCCCAAATCTCTCGCCATGAATATACAAAAAGAACTCCGACACGCCGGGGATAGCGGTGACTTCCGTGCTGTTCGTAAGTTACTAGGGGATACGTTCACAAAGGCACAAACCTTGGTACGCAATAATCGCATTATGAAGGAGGGGGGTGTGTCAACTTACTTGACACTTCCTGAGGTACAAGAAGCACTCTCTATATATAAGAAGAATATAGAAGCACCATTAGCAGAGGCGTTTGCAAGGACTGACGGTACGAGGACAGAGAGACTAGGGGCAACGGACACCTATTTCCCTCTCCTTTTTGATCGTAACATCCTGAAGAAGTTAGCGAAGGAAGGACAAGACGTGCCTGTTAAAGAGGGCAAGGAGAGGCCAAGGCTGTTTGGTGGTAGGAATAAAGGAAGAGCAGAATTGCAGAAGCCTAAAACCGGGGCGCATTACTTCGCCACAGGGCTAGGTGAGTATACAACTGAACTCGCAGCGTTTCAGAATAACATAAGGAGTGCGTTGTTGGCAGGAGATATTGCGAATCTATACCAGATACTCATTAACGAGAAAATTGCTAAACCTCTCGGCATGGTTAGGAGAGAGGACGGGAGTATTGGGAAGGAGGAGTTGTTACCAGGGTACGTAGAGGTGAATGCGGAGAACTATCGTGTCTACCGTACCATGACGGACGTTGGGACGATTACGAACCCCGTCACGGGGAGGGATAATACGGTGCAACGTACTACCTCCTATCTCCCCCCAGTGAAGCGGTTTCAAATTCCCGAACGCGTCTACAATGAGTTGAAGCCTATCTTTGAACGTGGGACTAGCCCCACGAGTATAGAGGCTGACGGGTTGGTTAACAAGCTAACTGAAGGCTCACTCATTGGCTTCCTAGAACCCGCTATTCACTCGTGGAATATTATCAAAGGGTTACAGGAGATATTACCTGAGGTAGATGTGGCTATGTGGTCGCCCTCGACACGACAAGGGCAAGCGGTGAAGTCCATTGTGAACGGGTTACTCTCCATACCTAACCCTCTCGCTCTACACCCCGCTACTGCCACTATCCCCATCCTAGCTGAGATAAGCCCGAAGACTCTCTACACGATAGGCAGACTCGCTCGTAGTGGCGCGTGGAGTAAGGACAAGGCTATATCTAAGACACAGAGTGATTATGTAAAATACCTAGGCGACATTGGTTCCCTCTCAGAACGTACAGGGCAAACCACCACACGTCCTGAAATAGCCAACCTAACAGGCGCGGGGTTAGTGGGGATGAGACAATATGCGTGGTATCGTGCTACTGAACGCTTCTTCGGGCGCAAGGTAGATGATCCTAACGAACCAGGAATAGGGGTGAAGGCACGAGAGGAAGCTAAACAAAAGGTGGCGGATATATACGCAGATGAGGCAGGTAATGGTTGGAGAGGTAAGATTAGAGCGTTTGATAAAAGTTTAGATTATCGTGCGTTGGGGGAGGGGAAGAACCTATTCTCCATCATCAACTTCTCCCCCTTCATCACAGGCTGGAATGGGCTAGACCTACGAGCACGCCTAGTCGCTATTGATGCAATAAAGAAGTATGCTCCCACTATGCCAGATAGTCAAGTGTTCGATATAGTCTCTACTCTTGGCGTCTATAATAAGTATATGGAGAGTAAGGTAGGTACGTTCTTAAAGTATAATGACATCCCTATCGCCCCGTTCTATAGCGCGTTTAGTGCCGCCACACGAGTAGGGATAAACACATGGACAGGGAATTACGCGTCTAAACGCCTAGTAGGTAAGGATGGAGAGATGGGGAGTAAGATCGCCTCTGCCCTATCCAACAGTGGATACGCGCTACTCACTATATGGGCACTCTCTTATCATAACTACACGGGGAAGTGGCCTTGGGACGATGAGGATTCCCGCCTCTTTGAGATACCCCTAAATGAAAAGGACGCATCTAACTGGTTCTACCGAGCCACTGAACCTG